ATGGAACATGAATTTATACAAACAAGCAATGAGTATCTGCAATATTTGAGTGACTTAGGAAGATTTGCAGTACAAAATTTGGAAATATCGGCTAGACAAGAAGAATTAATAAAAGATAAGCTTGGAAAAGTTATATTATATATTGTAACAAAGAGAGATTCTGATTCTTCTTTGAAAACCAACAAGGATGTTGCAAAAGCAGAGCATGACTTTCTTGAAATCCCCCTACAAATCAGAAATGAATATTGTAACCGAGTGTACTATGTTCTCAAAGAAAAAACAGATCAGTCTGTTCCTGTCACAGACGGGCTGACAACTGCTATGCAATATATTTTCAGAAAAACACAAAACACATTGTGGGATTCTTATATATCTAGTGTCTGCATATTCATTGTCGAAAACAACCTTCTGCCAATGGCTTCCATAAATTCCCTGAATAAAATACCCTTTATTCCGGATATGAGAATCACAGCAGAACAACTTTATGAGGCCTTAAAAAAAATGAGATACGAGTCCAAAGCACTGGGATTTATTAAATCAATACCCTGTCCCAATGCAATTTTAGATCTTCTCATTGAAAACTTTAAAATGAATAAAAAGAAAAAGTTCATAAAAGCCATCCATGATAACAATTGCGATTTAAGTTCAATACAAAAGATCTGTTACATTAATCTGAAACTTGAACATCTCAGATTTTTATACCAACAAAAAATAGAATTGTCATCGGAGATACTACTAATGGAAGATCCTCCCCAGGAAGAAAAAGGACCGTGCATCATTCTAGACGAAATACAGAAATATGAGAACAAAGTACTTGATCCACTATTTCATGCCCTTTTTGGAATAGATTTAAAATCTATAGATACAGAGAAAAAAGAGTACAAGGCATATAATATGTATTCAATTCTAAGAAATCATTTAAGCAATGAAGAATTGGAAGTTACAGGAATAGAGAAATTCTGTTCCAAATATCTTCAAAGGGGAACAACCGTAACTATATCCCCGCAGAAAAGCAATGACGAGAACGTTCCATTCCAGTTACCCGAGAACTATTTTGAACAAACCACAGTCCCTGACCAAAATGCTTATTTCTGTAAACTAAAAGATTGTGTCAAAATATAATCCGCAAATCCAAAAATCCGGCGAGACCAAAACGAAAGGTTCAAAATCCGACAAAAATCGGGCAGAATCACAATTCCAAGCGGTTATCGAAATATGAATCACGCAACATTAAAAGGCAGAAAAAGAGCATCGGAAACTAAGTAAATCCGATGCTCTTTTTTCGTATGTCAATCATGCGACATTATATAACATTATGTCTGTGTAATGGGAATTATAATTCATGGATGCGTTAAACTCCTTTCGCGTGGATCCTATAAAAGGATTGCCAATTTCCTTATTCCTGCCGAGCCAATCACACAGCTCTACGATGGAAGATTTGTTGGAAGTGAAATAGACATATTTGTGCCCGACAAGAACCTTGAGTACATCAAGGTAATCAGACAGTTTCCAACACATACTATAAGTACTTACATCAGTGCTGAGATACGGAGGATCAACAAGAAACACCACATCATCCCTGTTACGGTATTTCTCGAATAATTCGCGGTAATCGCAACTCTCCACCACTACATCATCGAGATAACCGTCCGCGTCATAATCGGTGCGTTTGATACGGTTATACATGGTCTGCTTACGCATCTCGTCCAGTGTCGTGGCATACTTCATTGAGAACAGCAGGGATGTTGACAGTGTGATATAGTCCACGAAACCGGTTTCCGCCTCTTCCTCCGCCAGCATTTCGATAATACGTCCCTTGAGCGGTTTGGGCACAATCTTCAACCTTGGCACAGAAGCCAGAATGTCACGCAAACGGTCCAGTATGGCATTCGTATGTCCGATATGCTCAAGCCTACGGCTGTAGTTGTCGAAGTCGTTATATATCACGGTAACATCCGGACGCTGTTGTTTGGTGATATGGGACAAGAGCCCGGAACCACCGAACAAATCCACAAACACTTTCGCCCCCTTAATCTCACCCAGGACTTTTATATATTCCTTGGCGAACATGCGCTTCTGTCCGACAAACGGCAGTGGCGCGGATAAATATTCCTTTTTCATCTTATCATCGTTTTTGCGGTTGCAAAGGTCGCAATAATCCGTACAACAAAGCAGCGGACCCGCAGTCACACTACTGCAAATCCGCTGCACTGAAACGGTATTATAATGCTATTCGTCACACGTTCAAATCGAACTTTATACCTTCTTCCCCGGCAAGCAGGCGACGAGTGCGTTCCACGTTACTCTCGTAGATATGCACGTTGCCGAGATTGAGCGTGATGGACTTCAGGGGAAGGTCTATCTGACGCGACATAAGGTATAGGTGATATAAATCAGAGGGAAGCCCCAAATTGGCATCGGAACTACGCTGGTATGCCGTCAGCACCAATTGCCCATCCTCTATCTGGAACTGCACAAGACTGAGACACGGCGCCTGATTGCTCTCAGCATCAGTGGCACCGAGGAATAGCACATAGTTCTTGCTGTTGCGCTTCTCCCTGTTGATTTTGGCGATAAGCGGAGGCAGTTTCTCGAAATAAGTAGGATAACTGTTGACCAACGTCTGGCCGCAATAGTCCCACCAGTTTATACCGGCCTCCCGGTAACGCTCCACCGACCGCTCGCCGCTCATGAAGAGCGACAATTCGGTTTTCAGTTTCTTGCGGGCTATGCCGTGTCCCTCGAATATATCGAGCAGGTCACCCGGCACAAGCGAAAGCCTCTCATTGAGCAGGTAGATGATACTGCCCTTCCTGTTCTCCTGACGTTTCCCGTCAGTGAGGATTCTGTTCAGGATGTGATGATATTTGTTCATAGCCTGTGATATTATTAGTTATGGCGCAAATATACCACGTCTGAGGCCGTCTGACGCATGAACCGGCACTGTCATACTGCATGGGGCATACAGTCGGTCTGGAAGCGTTTAATCAACGAATAGACCTTTCGCTCGCTGACCGCATATTTCTCGGCAAGCAACACAACGATATAGGAAACCTTCTCACCATCGGCACGCATACGGGAATAATCGTCATACAAGTCGATATAACGCGCGTCCTCAAGCCTCACGCCGGAGTCATAAAGCCGGTTTAACAGCTCTCTATGGAAATTTAATATCTCAAATATCTTCATTTTACGCAATTATTTGTACTTTTGCAGTACTCTTACCTACATAACAAATACGCCACAACGCAGCAGAGGGTATTCAGCCCCCGGCTGTGCGTTGTGGCGCATTTTGTTAGTATGTAGGTAAGAGGACTACTAACAGGCCGGGGGCTTTTATTATGCCCGCCCCCGAACAAAGGCACGACTCCCCTACTCCAGCCAGCGATCAACCGTGGCGATGGCTTCGGTTCTGAAAACGTTGAAAGCCTCCCATTCGGCTTCGTAGTCCCCGGCTTTGGCTATGCCCGGGTTCTTGAACAGCTCTATCTGGTGGGTCTTTATTGCATCCTCCTCCGTCTGGCTGTAACGACTGCGGATTATTCCATTGATAAGGCTGTCACGGCTCATGTCAGTGGCCGCAATCAATGTGCCGCCATCCGGCTCGATGCCGGTATAGGCATAGCCGGTAACAGGTTCCGGGGCATCATCCCCTCCCCTGCCCTCAGGCACATAGTCATCAACAATCTCCTCATTGAGGTAAGCCATATATCGGTTGTCATCATATTTGACGAGCGTCTTGCGCCCGGTGTAGATTGCTCTTTTCATTGTCATGTGAATTTATAAAATTTTTTGTTCATCTTGTTGACCTGTTCCATGACCACGGTGGGGCATGGAAGGTCTTCCTTGCTGAAATCCTTGTCGGCTTGGTCGATCATGATTGCGCTGCCTGTGTAGGAGTAATACTCGGCATCCTTCACAGTCGGATTGCCGTCCTTGTCTTTTTCCTTTTCAAAGGTGTAGCTCTCCTGTTCCTCGCCGTCCACCGCCGTTTGAACGGCGGTTTGCAGAATGCGCTTGTAACGGATTACAAGGCACTTCTTGGGGCGCGTTTTGCGCTCCTGCCTCACAACCCCGTCACTGCCGGTGACCTCGGCGAAGTAATCTTCGGTTTCCACCTTGCTGTCCTCTATGGCATAGTCGAGCAGCATTATTTTGAAGTTATCTTCCTGCGCCGGATCTTTACAGACAATAGACGTAAACGGGCGCTTCTGGTCGTAGCGCATACCTTTGAACGGTATGTTGGCACGACGGGTCTTTATGACCTTTCCAAGTCTTTTTTCCATGTTTATATCGAGTTTTCTTAATAAGTTATTCGCATTGGCGTGGGTGGCGAACCCTATCCGGCTGGCACACTGCAGGCGGGTTTCCTCCGGGGTCATCCCCTTCTTCTTGCATTTGGCCACCTGGCGGCAAAGGGCTTTCTTGTTGCGCTTGCGCAGGGCCCGGTGCGTATGGAACGACACATAGCCGCAGACATCGATGCCGCCGCTCCATACCGGACGCACGTTCCAGTTCTTATTCACCTGTATCAGATAGTCGCGGGCCAGCACCATGATGCACATCTCGGTAACAAGGTGCAGGAACACCTTGTCGCCATGGAGAATAACGATATTGTCGGCAAAACGGAGATAGTTTAACGGTTCCCGGACATAACGGTCAAATTTAGACACCATATAGGCCACTCCCCTACCAAGTTCTTCAGCCTCAGCCTGCGTCCGGCACGTCATAAGGCTGTCGGTAACATAGCGGTGCCGCCAGTACGCAAGTTTGTCGGGATCGTCGGCTATGCCGAACAGCCCGACTGCGTCGTGGTCAAACTTGGCTAAAAAGAAATTGGCTAATATCTGCGAGATCTTGACCCCTAAAGGTAAACCTTGACGGAAACTATCTATGAATTCGTCAAGAAACCGCAGAAGCTTCGGGTCTTTGATTTTAGTCCGAATCCGCTCTTTCATCAGGAAATGGGCGATGTTCTTAAAATAGTGATGGGCGTCGAGCTGCACGAAATTCCACGTGCCTTCGGGGTCGCCATAAAGCTCCTTGCGCAGCAGGTTGATGAAGTCGTGCGTGCCGCGTCCCTTGACGCAGGAGCATGACCGCCGGATAAAGGTGTCGGTAAACAAACGCTCGGTCTGCAAGAGCGGTGCCCACTGGCGCACATGATCCCGCACAGGAAGTTTGCTCACTATCCTGCGCTTGGGCTCGAATATCTCCTCGTCCTGATACTCGGAGGTATGCCCGGTGCCGTCCCGGTATTCAACCAAAAGCTCCATGAGGTTGGCTTCGAGGTTCGCCGCGAAACGACACACGTTTTCGCGCCGCTCCTTGTTCTCGGCAAAGCTCGGAAAGCCGCCTCATAGTTCTCGAGGGTCTCAATACGAGGAGATATGTATCCTCTTCGTTTCATGTCGGTGTCTTGGGGTCATTGGTGTCTAAATGTGTTTTTTGGGGTCAAATTGCAGGATGTAATCTGCAATTTTCTTTTGCTTCGTTACCGTCGGCCGGAATCACTGATTCCGTCTACCGGCACGGCCCGCATTTTCGTCTACAGTCACTCTCACATTTCATCTACAGGCACTCCCGCATTTCGTTTGTTTTTCACCATGGGGTGAGGCCCTGCCGCCCCTCGTCATTCATTGTTGAGGGGAGAGCCGATGTTCGCATTGGCATTCGTGGGAGCGTTGTTCACATTGACCGCACCACAGCCCGCATTGCCACCGTTGTTCGTATTGGCACCACGGAAGACAGCACGGAAGCCGGACGAAGGCTCATGGGCGACAGCAGCCCAGTTACTAAACCGATGCAAAATTAATGTTTTTTCGCTTACAAGACCCGATATGACATGGAAATATGTCAAAGTACGCTTGCCCCCGACTATGGGGTGTCGGAACAAGTCCGACACGGGGGCTCCCTTCGGTCGCCGGGTGCTTTGCCTTCGGCGTGTACCAGGACCACCACGTACACACCGGACACCCGGTACTCCTTGACCTCTTGAACCCTTTAGCCCACCGCGTAATACTCAGGCACCAAAGGAAACTCCTCTGCGAAATCGCAGAGGGGAGAGCCGATGTTCGCATAGGCATACGCGGGAGCGTCGCTCACATTGACCGCACCACAGCCCGCATTGCCACCGTAGCCCGTATGGGCACCACGGAAGACAGCACGGAAGCCGGACGAGACGTTACCGTTGTTCCAGAAATAGTCACACTGGTAAGTGGATTCACTGCCGCCCGACTGGGTAGGCCACATCTCCATATTGTCGTAGCTCATCTTTGTGATGAAGCCAGAGGCTATCGGGGACGTTGACTTCAACACCATGCCGGCGGTCGCACCGTAAGTATATGTGCCATAGATACTCGGGGTAACCCAGTGTTTCATCGACTTGTCCGCATTGGCCTCACCGAGCTCATCCTCGCTTACACGCCAGATATAGCCGAAGAAGTTTTTCAAACCAAAGAATACCGGGACATTGGCAACATAAGCCGTTGTCCCGTCCTCATTCAGGACGTTATGGGTTGCAACACCCAACCCGTCGGCGAGCTCCACTCCGGCACTCAGATGGAGGACGGGATTATAGCTGTTATAATTACCCCATGTCCCGAAGGTGGTCACACCGGTGCCGAAGCCCCCTTGATAAAGTCCGTTTGCATCCTTGTTGGCGTTGAAGGCTGCCTGGACGTTGCGGGTGCCCATAACTATCTCGACAAGTATCTTGACCACGGCTGCGGCTCTCATTGTGCCCGCAAGCCATCCGGAACCGTTCTTATGGGCGGCTGACGCAAACTGGGCAGTAGTGCGGTTCGTAGCGCAACGACCAAGCAGGGAGCGGTAGGTACCATCCCATGATGATGTGTTGTTGCCGCCGCGATACTTGACATCGTCGTTGATATAGCTAACAAGCGTATCGGTGGTACGATCAAGGGCTGCAAGGCCGGTGGCGCTGAGAGAGCCCACCGGAATGCGGTAGTTGTACTGTCCTTTGATGGGATAAAGAGAGACTGCTTCAAACTCAAGGACGCCTTGCAACCAATGAGCATAGTAGAAATGTTTGCCCCAGCCCCACTGGTAATGTCCCATCGTACCATCGAGCTTGGCGGTCTCACCGTTGGCGAACCGGTAATGGTTCGTGGGGTCGAGCTTGCGCCGGCTGTGGTCGTTCTTGACTAAATAGCCTCCGAGTCCGAGGATATCCCTGAGGTTCTTGAGCATCTCAAGGCTGCCGCAATAGGTGGCTGCCGTAGGGGTTGCAAGGTCGGTACGCCATACACGGCCACACCATGGAGCGTTAGCCATATCGACGGCTGTTGTCAGGTCCATGCACTGGCTGGCGCCGCTCTTGGTGTCGAACACTTCTATCTTTTTGTCGGTGGCGTCGGTGGACGCTGCCGGAAGGTCGTCAATCTGATCGCCGTTCTGATATGCCGAGAGCATGGCGAGAATGTCGGATTCCTGTTGTGCTGTTAATGCCATTGTTATTCTGTTTTAATGATGTTAGAATACTGTTATACGATTCTCATTCTCGTTGAGCGACGGATCTTGCCGGAGGAGGTAAGACGCATCCTCGGAGGTCGTACTGTGATGCTTATTTCCTTCCACAGCTCCGTGTTGCCGGGCGGTATCACATAGAATGTGGTCGTGCCGGTTCCGGTGACCGTGAGATTGCCGGACGGATTCACTTTGAGGCTGCTCCCATCCTCTCTCCGGTAAAGGAGGTTCTGCATGACATAGCTCGGCAAAAGCCGGGCATCTATGCGCTGGACCTTCTTGTTTTTGGTCGAGATGGTTGCCGGAGCTGACACCTCAAGTATCGCCGGGGCGGCCGCCGATTCACCTGAGATGGCTTTCATCAGTGCCTCAAGCTCGACTATCTTCTCCCCTGCCGTCTGAGCGGCCGCACTTGCGGAGGCTCCGGCATTCTGGGTCTCGTTCTTGAGGGTCGAGAGGTTCTGGGCCTCGGTGTTGGCTGCCGTGGCGGCACGGTTCGCCGCAAGGGTAGCCGCCTCGGCATTGCCCTTGGCGGTGTTCAGCTCGGCGATCTTGGCATCTGCTTTGGTCTGACGCTGCGTTTCGTTGGACTGCCGGGTCGTTTCCTGATTCTGCCTCGTGGTCTCGTTGGTCTGCCTCGTTGCTTCCTGATTCTGCCGGGTTGTCTCGTTCGCCTGACGGGTCGCCTCGTTCGCCTCGATCTGCTTCCGGGAGTTGTCGGCATTAGTGGCGGCTGTGTTGGCTTTAGCCGTAGCCGCCTGTGCCGCCGCTTTCTCGGCGCTTATGTCGGTTATGGCATTCGTCACACGGTTGGCGGCGGCATTGGCGTTGTCGGCGGCGGTGTTCGCCTTGGTCGTGGCCTGCTGACAGGCGGCTATCTGTACATCGACATCCTTGGTCAGCAGTTTCAATGGGGCGAGGACATTTTTCTCGACACCGCCCAATGAGTAACGAGCCGGAAGCGAGGTGATACCGTCAAGGGACGTGGCCACCTCGATGCGGTCAACCGCTGTGCCGTGCGTGCGCAGGTATTCCAGGAACACCGGGGCGAGCTGGGCGCAAAACGCCTCAAGCTCCATCTGCGGGGTCTGTATCTGTCCCATGCCCACGCAGGTTAGTCGTTAAGCATCTCGGCTATGCAACCGGGAACGGAATTATACACGGCCATCACTTCCTCACCGGTAAGGTCTCCGTAAGGTTTGAGCTGCGTGATGAGGTAATTGCCGGTGGTCTCGAAACTCACGGAACCGACATCGGCACTCCCCTTCTTGATGGTGCCGCTGACAGTGGTGTTACCGCCGCTCACAATCTTTGTGAAATGGATCTCGACCGCCTCGCTGACTTTCTCAGGGGCGTAGTTGGTGGTTGAATTTTCTGCTTTCTTTTCCATGTTTCCTTGTTTTTTTTGGTTAGACGTTATTTTCGATTATATCGACAACTTGACCGTAGGCACCGCAGGAGTAGGCTTCAGCGGCCACTTCCTTCAAAAGGGTGCCCTCTTCGGTTGAAATCTCGACATCTCCGGGATCGGCCGCTATCTTACGGCTGATTTTATGCAGGTCGTACTTCTTATCAGGGGGAAGAGGTACGCCGCCAACGGTATTGAGGTTGAAGATTACCATACAGAGGGATTCCGCGATGTTGCTCGGCTTGCCGGTCTTTTCGTTCACTATCTCGCCTCCGAAGCAGTCAACGAAGCATTTGTCAAAATTCACTTTCATTTTCATTGTTGTTTTAATTATTTATTTCGATTACCACGCACGGGGGAACTTATGTTGTACCCACGCGCCATAATAGGTCACGTTATTTATTGTCACTTGTATTTCACGATGAAAGATGAAGCACATGGCATCGCCGCAACTCTCGATGGTCAACGGGCTGGAAGAGGTTGCATAGCTCTCATTGTCATAGATGATGTAGCTGCGTCCGGATTTCACTTCCCACTTCATCGTCGAAGAGTTATACTCGCGGCGGTAGCTCCAGCCCGGTATCACACGGACATAATTGCCGTTGTTGGTACCGCGCTTGATGAACAGCACGTGCCCGTTGTCATAGGGCTGCATGTCCGGCAAAGTCAGCTTCACTTCACGGGTCTTTGATTCATAGGCATTGCTACTATTTGCGCGCCAGTTGAAATGGGTCGAGACATACACGCTGTTGACGTCACGTGCGATAGTCACGCTCTTGACCGTTGGGACGGTTGACTGCGTGATGCTGTCATGCCCTATCACCATCGTTTTAAGGGCGAAGCCGGAGACATAACCGCCGCTGATGGCGATGGCCGTGTTGTCCGCAGCTCCCCGCGCACCGACAAGCAGGGCGTAGTTGTGGCCCAGCCCCCACCAGTCGCTTTCATCGTAATTCTCAAAACGGGCCACGCCGCGGACTCCGGAAGCGGACGGAAGGACATTGCCACCGATGCCGGCAAAGCATCCGTGAGGGTCGTTGCGGAATATGATATAGCGTCATTGGTAAATGTGCCATCATCATTCCGGTTTGTCAGCCCGTTGCCGGAAACGACAAAGCCTCCTATATGCGTTGTGCCGTTGGCTTCCACGCGGAAGGAGTTATTCATCGTAACCATGCCATTAAAATTAATCTTCGAGGCCTGGATAGTCACTGACTCGGCACTCTGATTGATTGCCGAAATGACCCCATCCTTTTCCACGCGCATGGCTATCTGCGTAGAATGGACGTTGATGCTCGCCTCGGCGGTACTGACGCGTCCGCTCAGGGCATCGACGGTCGTTTTCGTGGCATAGACCTGACTGGCGTAGGCGGTCGTCACAAGGCCGCTCGTGTTCGTCAGCCGACCGGACGAGTCGAAACTGCCCACCACGGTGCTGATTTTGTCCTTGTTCTGGAGGATATAGCTCGCCGAGTCCTGCTGGTCGGTTATGTTCTCCCACGTATTGCTGTTGTCATAGCCGATGTAACGGTAGATATGGCCGTCTGACGTATTATGCCATGTGACACCCACATATTTGTGTTCCTGGCCGCTCGGCCAGGAATTCCATGGGTTTGCCGCCTGATTGTACACCTTGGCGTCCCCGGCACTGTTGGCGACCGCTGCCACAGCCTCGATCCTCGCCTTGGCGGTGTCAAGGTCGCCTTGTACGCCGGTCACCGCAGAGCTGATAGAGTCCGTTTTGATACGCAATGCGGAAATGGCGGTCTCGTTGTTGGTTATCCGGGTGGCGTAGTTGGTAATACTGCCTTCGGCCGCATCCAGCCTTATGCCGAGTTGTGTGACCGTGCCGTTGAGTTTGTCGTACTTGTCAGCATAAATCCGGATCTGTTCCTCGGCTGCATCAAGCTCGATGCCGAGCTGCGTCACGGTGCCCTTCAGGTTGTTTATGTTAGTGCCGAGCAGACGGATGTTCCCGGCTGTCTGTATTATCTGCGTTGACACCTCTTTCTTGAAATCGTCAAGTGCTTTGTCGGTGATAGCCAGAATAGACACATACATATCACCCGTGTACTGAAGCACAAAATCACCTTTGCCGTCCCAGGTACCCTGCCATTGCAGGTCCTGCCACTCCATCGATGAGGTGACGGCGACAGCCGCCGGTACCGGCAACGAACCCGGCTCCGAGGTCGCGCCGCTCATGCCAATGGTCAGCGTGCCGTCCGTCTTTGCAAAGAAGCGGATGCTCAGGTAGAGTGTATCCTTGACATCCACCCATTTGTCGGTCATGTCGTTGGCCGTAGGCGGCACGTATTCCTTGTGCGTGCCTGGTTGCCGGATAAGGGTGTTTGCCTGACGAATGGAGCTCTTTTTCAGGTGCAGCACGTTGCGCCCGTCAAGCTGCTCGATACCGGCTATCCTTCCGTCGGCGATATAGGTGTTGCCGTTCATCAGCAATGCTTCGCCGTTGGAGGTTATGACCTTGCCGTCATCCTGCACGGTCCAGCCGTCCATAGTCTCGTCGAAAGTGGCGTTGCGCAGGTAATTGTCATCCTCGGTCAACTCGTAGCGGAGGTTGCTGTACCTGGTGGCGAACATGGCCTTGAGCATTTCTATCTTCGCGTCAATGCTCTCTCCTGTCCGGCGAAGGCGAAAGTCGCTACGGCATACAGTTGGTAAGCAGCTCGCCAAAGCCGTCAAGCCATCCGAAAAGGTGGTGGTGTATGCCTTTCAGGTTCCCAAGCCTTCCCTTCAGATAGTTGTCAGGATCGGTTTTCATACCATAGACTATATCCATGTAAGGGGTAGCGGTGCCGACCGTAATAATCTGTATCAGTCCCTTGCGGTCGGCATCGGTGGCATTGTCAACCCTCGTAAAGGTATCGCCTCTGGATATGACATCAGCGGAGACCCTTCCATCAGCGGAGACGAAGTTTTTGAACTCCACCCAGTCGAGACGGTTTTCTCCGGCACTCTGATCGCCGCAGCCGGCTGCGGTTACTATCAGCTCATAGTGCTTGGTGATATAATGGTCGTTTTCTGCCGAGGGCATACCGTTATACTGTTGCACCATGATATAGTCATCAATCCTGAACGGATTGTAGAATTTGCCGTCCCGGGTCTGGAGATAGACTCTCCCGGTGGCCGGATCGTAGTGGTCAACCTCCATCATGCCGGTGAAGATGCGGTTGTCGTTCTCACCGAGCAACTGGGATATTACCATGGTAAAGACACGGAGAGCGCCACGCACGACTATATCGTCAAACTCGGCGGTGTATTTCGTTTCCGGCACACCGAGGGCGTTCAGCACCTCACGCTTGAATATCGCCCACCCCTTGCCGCCGATGAAGCCGGGGATGAAGTCCTCGCTCGACAACTGTCCCCGGAATTCGGACGCGCCGTTTACCTGTAGCTGCGCAAGTGTGGCCTTGAGTCGGGTGAGCAGCTCCCCGAATATGGCGTTACCGTCTTTATCGACCTTCGCGCCACTCAACCCTTCCTTATACTCGCCCACCTCAAGTCCGGCAAGGAACTTGATCAGGCCTGCCGCTTCGTCATCATGGAGCCTCGACAGCGCACGCTTGGCTATCTCCTTTATCGTACGCAGGGCGCTTATGAGGTTGTTGTCGGTCAAGGGGGTACCGTCCCCGGTCTTGACAATATCCGGCATGTTGCCTCGTGAAAACTGCACGTAGGCCTTAACTTCGTCGATGTTGCCCTTGATTTTGTCAAGAGCGCCGGTGGAAAGCGCGTCACTGATTTCAAGGTCCATCTGTGAGGGCAAATTGACCTTGCGTGTTATCTTCGTTATACGGCTGTCTTTGTAACCTGTTTCCGGAAAATACTCGGCACTCTCAAGCCGGACGCGACGGCCGACATGAAGCTCAAGTTTACGCTTTTCTATCTCTATGTAATCCGTCGGTGCTTTGAAACAGGACACATCGACACTATGCCGGCGGTTGTACTCATGGACGGCATCAAGGAATTCGGCTTCGGCAAGCGCATAGTATTCATCCGGCATACGTATGTTCCAGGGAATATAACGGTCGCCGGCCTTCGGTACCAGCACATCGCCTGGAAGCTGGCCGGAGTCATTGAACTGGGTGATTATCTCAAACTCCCGGGTGTCGCTGTTGAAATTCGCCTCAAAATAATACGTACCGTTATCCTCGTTGCCAAGCCCGGCAAGTTCGCTGCCCTCCTGGAACGACACGCGCTTTACAAGACTGCCTATCTCATACTGGTTAGGGTCAAAAGGCAACGCGTCATCCTTAAAGTAATATACCGTATATTTGTCACCGTCATCATTGGTGCGTTCCTCGCTGCGGACGCTGCCCACTGTACCGGTGTAGCGGGGGAATATGCCGGCAAAGGCATTTTCCTCATAATGATGGATAATGCCGTACTTGTCTGTATTTATATCGACATACTGTGCTCCGCCAGGCAACTGCAAACGGCTATGGCCGTATTTGGCCGGGTCTATGTTTTTAGACGATCCGGTGGGGAAGAGTCGGGAATAAACCTTTGCGTTGTCGGCGATATCCGGCTGTATCTTTGTCAGTCCGTTCTGGTAGCCGAGCGTGACACGTTCCCCATGCTCGCAACGGCACAGGTTGACAGTGGTTCCTTCTATCCAGTATTCGGTACCGGCCACATCGGCCACCGCCTTAAGCCCCTCGTCACAATATTTGCCATGGTAGTCCACGACAATATTGTCACCACCTTCAACGCTACCGACCTTCCAGTCATTGGTCCCGAAACCGGCATTGATGGATCTTACGATAAGGGCGACATGCTCACGGGGCGGCGCGGTCAACGTGAACACCGGTTCATTGCCGCCATCAGTGGTATTGAGGACAAGGAACCTGGAGATCAGGTTCTCCAGCCCGTAGAGCTTCAACGAGTATTCCCACTCGACGGTGGATTTCTGAACCGGACGGTATTTCTCGGTCAGCCAGTAGCGGTGCCACATGAAATCGGCATAGTCGTTCACTCCAAGAGGCACACGCGCGGGCAGAGTGAAGGAAAGTGACAGGATATTGCCCGCTTGTATCTCCTCCACCTGTGTGCTGTTGTCCCTCGGTTCCACCGTGAGTTTCAGCTTGCCGTCGCTTGAATATATTTTAAGTTCCATTCAAATGTCGTTTTAATGCTGTAAGAATTCAGGTTTAGGTTCCCTGAATTTGACGGTGAACAATGCGGCCACCATACCGCCGCCTATATCTTCCAGGCACTCGAAATCCGAGCAGTCCTTGTAATGGACACGGTACGTCTTGCCAAGTTCCGGTACCCTCATGTCAAGCCAGCCGTCAATCCCATTTTTCAGGAATGAGATAAACGCGTCGCGCCTGGCGGCGAATGACGCCTCATCAGCGGCTGCCACGGCAAATTTCAAAGATATATCACGGGGTTCCCATCTCTGCACGAGCTTTTCTGGCAGTTTCTCGCCGTCCTGCTCCCGGAAGCTGACAGCAACATGGCTTTTCACTGCGGGAGGTTTCTGTAAGGCTGAGTAATTTTTTGTGTCGCCTTCCTTCTCCTCCGCAAGCCATGCGCCGAAATCACTCCAGACATCGCGTTCGTTTATGTACAGTAGTCCGTTCATTATATCGCTCATATCGTCCTCAGTTTTATTCCGTTCATACGCAATTCGTGTATATCGTCCGCCATCTCGGGCAGAGGCTCGACACAATCCAGTATTTTGCCAATAGTGTCGCATAACTGCCCGAACGTGTCCATGAAGCCGTCAAGAGTCTCATCGATGGATGCGGCGTGCATCTGCACGCTCGTGAAAATCCCCTCAAGCTTGGTACCCTGTTCCTGGCTCATGGCAGTATATGCACCGGCACGAGCGTTTTGGGAGGAACCGCCAGTGTCACCGTCGTTCTTCCATAAGTCAAAGCCCATCGCGGCGGCTTTCTCTTTCCAAGCCTCCATCCATGCCTGCGCGGCATCGACGTTTCTCCCGATGTTATCATAGAAGCTGTCGATAACACCCATAGCTTCGGCGGCTATCGCTTCCTCACTCTTGCCGCTTCCATAGACGCTTTTCAGTTTTCCCTGAAGCTCGGCGAATTTGTCAGCGAAGAACAGAGAATAGGCTATCTGCTCGCCAAGGTTCTCGAGGACACCTGCGGCATTGGCGGCGAAGTTCTCAAGCGCCGTTCCGCTACCCTTCAATGCGGAAGTTATGGCATCCATCATGCCGGAACCGAGGCTGCCGAACGTTTCGGTCAGGTAGTTTTCAAGCGACTCCTCGGCCTCGTCCATCGCGTCTTTAAGCTCTATGAGGTTCTCAAGGTAACTACGGGTCTCATCGCTCATTTTCCGGGTGTCAAGTATCACGCGAAGCATTTCGGTGTCAAGCTCGCCGTTGGCTTTGATAAGTTCGGGATAGACACTCAATATGGAACTGTACAAGTCCTTGCCCTTGCCCCACCCGAACAGGCCGGTCTTTTTATGCCCGGTGACAATCTGAGCGTTGTATAGTGCTCCGAACCCGGCATTGTACGCATCCAGACGCTTGCGGTACGTGCCTACCGCATCATTAGTGAGACGTTCCCAAAACGTCTGCGTCGGGGCATCACCTTGTAACTCTGACTTGAACTGTGCCAATGCCTTGCGGTAAACCTCAATAGCGTTGGCTGCCTTGGCCACCTGCTTCTCGCCGAAAATGCTCTCGGCATCTTTCATCAACAGGTTCTGTTGCAGCAAAAGCAGGTTGTACTGACGTTGGAAATCGAGCTTGGCGCGCTCTATCTCCTTCAGGCTTCCTTGTGTCGGGCTTCGGCGGCGAATGCCGAAGTCAGGAATTTCATCCCCTCTCCTACTGCAGCACCTATGCCGCCGACAATTCCGCCTTTGGCAAACCCCTGCCCAATGTTTGAAACGGCTCCCATCACCTGCTGCAACCCGTTAACCGCATCCGCGATTCCGCCCTCGCCGAGCTGTTCGAGCATGGCCCCAAGTTCAGCCCCGGCTTCCTGTGCAGCTCCGGCTATGGTACCAATAGAGCCGGCTATCTCCTTGGCGCCATTGACACCACGCAACCCGGATATGCCGGTTTTGAAGGTCCGGAATATCCGCTCCCATTTGTTTGTGTCACCTTTGCCACCGCCAAGCAGTTTATCAAGCGCCTTTTTCAACTTATCAAGCTCTGCCGGGCTTGCCTCGATATTCTTGAGCTGCTCATCACTTATAAAGGTGATCCCTTCAGCGGTACCCTTCCCATTCAGGTAATCCCGGAGCTTTCGTGCTTGTGCAATCAACCCCTGCAATGCATCCAGGCCCATGCTTGAGTAATCACCGAACAGACTGCGCAGGAATTCGTTGTCCTGCGCCATGCTACGCGCCTCCTCGTCGTTGATGGCCTGTATGCCCTGACGAACCTTTTCCTTGGCGACCTCTATTGCCCGGTCTATCTCATCGCGGTTTTCTTCCGTGCGTGCGGCTTCGAGTGCCGCTATGTCAGCATCACCCTGGCGCTTGATGGCCGATCGCTGTGCTTCATAGTCCTGATATTTGCCTAACAGTGCCTGCAGCTCATCCTCGCGCTTCTTCTGTCTATCGGCTGCATCCTTGTTTTCTCGGGCTGAAATGTCTGCTGTGGTGGCGTCATATATCTGTGCGGCGAGGACACGCTGCGTAGCGGCCTGCGCATGGATGTTGGCAAGTTGCTCCGGCGTCACCTTCTCTCCGGCATCCCTGAGCCTGTTGTACAGTTCCACCCGCTGCTGTTCCTCGCTGTTTATGCGTTCCTTCTCCCTCTCGAAGTTCAAAAGTGCTTCGGCACGTTCTTTCTCATACCCCTCGCGTATGATGTCAAGACGCCTGTCCTCTATGCGCCGGGCCGCCTCTATTTCCATTTCAGCAAGGGTGTTCTTTGGTTTTTCGTTTCCTACTGAACTGACTGAATTTTCCGGGGCAACAAACCCGCCTATATGTGATTTATTTCTCAATTCTGCCATCTGGCGTTGCAGTTCTTCGGCCTCTGCAAGGCTTTCACGGCGTTTATCAGTAGCTTCCTTCAGAGCCTTGTTATAAGCCAGTTCTGCAGGGTCGCTGCTGTAATGTCCTTTTTTGCCACCTCCAAAAAACATATAGGCTTTGCCGCCTGCACCAAAGAAAGGCCGGTAGTGCTCGATGCCGTTGGCCTCGATGTTGGCCACCTCTTCATCGGCTTTCACCGCCTTATCCACCAAGGCCTGCGCCTTGGCCTGCAGGAAAAGCATCTGCACATAGTCCTCCCCTTTTTGGATAAGGATATCGTACCATTCGGCGGCAGTGCTGTAATAGCCGAAACTTTCCCCGTATTTCCGATTAAGCTCATCAACCTTTACACGTTCCTGTTCCTTGTTGCCCGTGAATTCTTTCAGTGTCCTGACGGTATTGTCTATCTCGAAACGGGTCTTGATCATCTGGCACGCCCGGAACTTTCAATTTCGACAAGCTCACGCGCTTTCTCCGCCGCTTTCTCCTGTGCATCGGAATATTTGTTCCATGCCACGACCAACCCGGTGACAACAAGCGAAAGTCCCAGCGTTAGCGTTGCCATGAGCGCGGTGGCTGCTGCATTCGATATGCCGAGGGACACCGCGAGCCTTGTATTGGCCGCAGTTAAAAGATCCTTGGCCTTCCGTACTGTAACCAGACGGAAGGCGGAGTCCTTGTTGAGGGTATTGAACACCTGCTGCAACCCCATTGTGACGGCCATGACACTCTGTACCCGAGTCTGTATCTTTATCAAATCTTCATTCTCTGAAGCGAAGGTTCCCATAATACCGGTGGCAACGGTAAACAGCCCGGAAAGACCATTGATACCGCTCATCACGCCCTGAAGCCCGGCATCATCATGCGCAAGGATATTGGTCTGTGCACGAAGGTCCCCGATCGTATCAGACAAGGTGGCGGTTTTGGCGGCCATGTCCTGGTATTCGCGGGTGTTCTGCTTGCCCTCGAGGCGCATGCGCGCCATGGAGTCGAGCAGTTCGCGCAGTTCCATAGAAAGGCGTTTGGTGGAAGTGGCGGTCTTTTTATGTTCTTCTTCCAAAGAGGCAAGGATAAGTTTGTCCTCGGCAAGGGCCTTGGTACACGCCTCTATCTCGATGCGCATCTCCTGCTGTGCCTTGCCGGGGCCAAGGGCAGCATATTGTTTTTTAAGATCCTTGAGACAGTTCTCGACATACTGGATCTGCTCCTTCTGGGCGGCAATGCGGTCGGTGATGCTCTTAGCCACCTTTTCGGCCTTGTCGCCCAGGGATTCGGCCGACTGCCCGGCCTTGTCAAGACCGGGGGTCAGCTTGTCGCGCATGAGGAATTCTATCTCAACCGGTTTCATTTATATTTACTGGTTTTATTGTTGTAATCTTGTCTGGAAAAATCCCGCGGTGCTTTTAGGCTTGCCGCTTTTTTTCTGTTGCCCTCCCCTGCCCTTGCGACGGCTCTCATAGTGTGGGGCGTCGGCAAGCATCATACGCAGGGTCTGGTAATTCACTTTCCACATGATGTGGTTCCGGCTCCAGCCGGTGGACGAGGCTATCTGCCAGATTATCCCGAAGGGGCTATGGCTGCCGACATATTCGGTGGTTAACTCCCCTTCTTTTTTTGGCTCGTTCTCGGCGCAAGGGGATTCACCCGTTCCACCGATCCGATAATGTTCATAAAAGATTTGGTTCCAAGGAGCGTGATAAAACGCAGGTTGGCGCCCTGGATCCATCTGTCATCCACCATCCACCGCAGCAACCATGCAACTACCGGGGTCAGCAGCCATCCCGTAAAGCGGCCACGACATATCGTGAGAGCCACCATCTTACTTACCCGCTTACCGTGCAGGGCGAGGTAGGCAAGTTCCTCGTGCTTGTTGAATCGCTCCATCGCCTCATGGGTGACCCCTGTCTCAAGATAAAGTTTCGCTATCCGTATCTGGTTGCCGAGACACGGGCGCCGCATGATAAGCCGGACCCGGACCGGGTTACGACGGAATGGAATCTTTACCTGAAGCAGGGGCAGCGACACCCCGACATCAAGCAGGGCGTCGGCCGCCTCTATTTCAATCTCGCGCCTCATAACTTACGATCCGGCCTGCGTGAGGGTTACGGTAACTTTTTTTTCCGGATCCGAGGCGAGGGTGAATTCCACACTGCCGTTACGTGCCGCACCGGTGTTGGCCGAAGCGGTCACCGTGATGCGGCCGTTCACAATCTCCATAGAAAAGCCGGCCGGCAATACTCCGGCAGTGAAAGGACCAGAAGCGTTTATCTCTACGACCTTGCTCTCCCCTGTTTTGGCAAAGGAGAGCTGCAACGGAGCGGCAGAAATGAAGGGTTCCGTCGGGTACATTGCAAAGGGAGAACCGCCGTCTGCCGGTTTGAGCATCTCCAGTTCACACTCGATACCGAGAGCACTGTCGCCACCGATCTTACCGCGCACGAGCCGTCAAGCGTCATGTTCTTTATGTCGATGGTCTGTCCGGTGCCGGCGAGAATCTTTAATGCACCGGTAAGGCTTACAGAGTCTGCAGGTGCGTCCCAACGAGCTCCGTTGACAGTTCCGCCCATGACATCCTTGCAGTTCTGCGGCAGCAGCTCGATCAGCGTAAACTTGAGGATGTTGGTTCCGTCTTTCTTTTTAATCTTCTTAACTGGAGCATTACGCACCTGCGCACCCCACAGCTTGATGTATTCGGCTGAGTCACCGCCCCAGTCTATGCCTTCATCGGATATGACTCCGATTTTCTTGTCGTTAAACATCAGTGCGTCAAGCAGCATGATGTAGCCGTCGTTTACATATACCATAAACTTATATTTTTAATAAGGTTGTTATTCTGTTTTTAAGTTTTCTTGCCGGCGATGCGCAAAACAGCCCCGCCGCAAATCCCACAAGTGCCCACCAATGGCGGGTCTCGGGAGGATTTTCACGCGCTTTTGCCGATTCAGCATGCAGCGAATGCAGTTCGGATGCCTGTGCGCTGTTCTGCTCCTTGAGCCATGACAGTTCCCATTTAAGGCTGTCAGCCTCCAGACGTTGGTCCATGCATACGTCACGGTAATATAAGTAAAGCCTATTGATGGAGTCACACCGCCCGGTAACCTCTATGTTGTCACCTTTCTTGCGGAAATCGACACTCGCACGTCCGTCCTTCGCCGTATAGCCGGCGCCATCAGGAAGATCACGGAGCTCTGTATCGGCACATCCAGCGTCGCCGACTCCGCTGCTATCCCCTCCGACATAACGGCACAGGTCATCTGTTGTTCCTTCCGGTCTGAGGTCATCATTATCGCCATCCCTGACAGGCCGCTCTCCAGTGTGTCGAGGTATTCTGACGCGGTTGTTGATAACGTCTCCTGCAATATTTCGTTCTCCGTGCGCTTCGTGACCACGCATCCCACGAGAAGAAGCGCCACGACTGCTGTCAGCATAAGGGTTGCCCCTCTGATTAATTGTCTCATAGTTTTTATTGTTTGTAAGTTTTGAAATCTCAGTCCTGAGGCGTTCCACCTCTTTCAGCAAGGCGTGTTGCTTCTGCAGGATCTCTTCCTGATTGGCCTGCAGGTTGGCGTTCTCACGCCTGAGCTGAACATTCTCCGCAAGAATCTTGCGGTTCTCCTCGGACAGCAGATTGATGGAAGCCTGCAACTTTGAGAGCATATCGTTATTATGCTCCCTACGGCCGACAAGCCATGTGAACACGCTGCCGATAAAGCCGCCGGGGAGGGCGAACATCAAAAAGTTAAGCAGGCTTTCCATTGCATTGTTGATTGTTTATTGATTGATACCTATTGATTTCAGCCACCTCTGCACGTCAAAACTGGGACATGCTTTTGCCGCTATTTCGTTATGACCGATAATGCGCACCGAGGGAAAACACCGGTGGAAGTCCTTTACATAGGTTTCCATCGCCTTGAGTTGAGCGGCTGTGCGGGTGTCCTTCGGTTTGGACATATCCTTTGTCATACCTCCGGCATATACCACATGACGGCTGACGGAGTTATACCCCTTGGCGCCGTTGGTTATCTCCCATGAATCGACATTGGCGTCCTCGTTGTTATCGGCCAGGCGCTCGACCGTACCGTCCAGATGGATAATGTCGGTATAGCCTACCTGCTTCCATCCCCGGCCACCCTGCGACACGGGACTGAGATGCATGCGCCGTATGTCGTCGCCTGTCACCTCACGCCCTTCAGGTGTCGCGGTGCAATGTAGTACGAGATATTTCAATGCCGCCATCACGCATTGGGCTGGTTAAGGGTTATGACCGCTTTCTTTGCCGGAGCCTCCGCGAGTACGACTTCAATACTGCCACTACGCGCCGCCTCTCCCTCATTGGCAGCAGCGGTTACGGTAAGCCCTGTTTCGGTCTTGTTCACAGTAAAGCCAGCGGGAGCCGCACCTACGGTATAATCCCCGCTGGCAGTGACAACAACCTCTTTGCTTTCACCCGCAGCGGTAAATACCAGCGCTGTAGGATTGGCGGTGATACTTTTTTCAGGTGTCTTGAAGAGGGGATTCTTTCGGCCGTCAAATACCACGAATTCCTCACCGAAACCGATGTTGGTATCAGCTTCATGAGCAGTTTGAAGAAGTAGAGCTCGCTGGAATTGCTGTACTTATCTATCTGAATCACGTTCTCATCGTCCTGGAGGTTGACCGCTGCAAACAGGTTTCCGTCAGCATCAGGGGAACAGAGGGTGACAACAATGATACCGTCTGGCCAGGCGGCTATGGTTTCAATGGTGATACCCTTGTAACGCTTGCGGTTCATCTCGGTTTCGTCCGAGTTCTTGTGCTCACGCTGAGTGAGCTCGTCATCGTAACGGTCGAAATCGTCCACGCTCATAAGGATGCGCAGGTTGGGGTTCTCGCGAATGGCCTTGGGTATGGCGGCACGTATATCTTTCAGGATGCCGAGCATGGTTGTTCCTTCCGAGTCCACAATGATGCAGTCCGGGTCCTTGGCGGCCTGGGTCAGGATGCCGTCCATCAATTCTTCGTCCGTGTCACCGTATTCACCGTTGACATAATGCCAGCCGAGTTCAAACTGCACCTGCTTTGACAGGGCGTCCAGAAGTGCATTCTGAGCTTCCGGCGGCAGTTGTGAGAACACAAGGTTTCCCTTGGGTTGCCATTTGCGCCATATATGCTCGAAGGCGCGGGGATTGAAGGTTGTGAAGGCCATGAAGTCTTTGGGGTCAAGGGAGTGTTCGCTGTAATTGAAATCACCCTTGCTGTCCTCAAGCGTTGGATTGACCTTCCGTTTCTGAAGCATCTTGCCGGTCTTTAACCGGGGGATGCTAATCTTCTTCTCCACGCCGGGAATGACCATGATGAGACCTTTGCTCACAAGTTCATTGCCGGTAGAGGCGGTGGTAAGGATGGTTTCCAGTACCTCACCGCTGTAGTTGGTGTTTTTTACGACTATTGCCATAATGTCTTTTATTACTGGTTGGTTTTACTTCTTGAAATTGTCCTTGATCTCTTTCATGCGCCGCGCCCACGGGCCGTCGCCATCGGTCGGACGGTGTATATCCTCCATGACCTTGCGTTTGGGGGTGAGGGCGGCAAGGGCCGATTTGCCCTCTTCCATGTCACGCTTGAGGATGTTCTCGAAAGTGGGACGTGTCTGGGCGTTGATACGGCCGTCTTTCTCTGCCGCATCAAGAAGGGAGGTACGCTCAGCCTCTTCAGCTGCGGCCGCCTTGTCCTCGAAACCTTTGACTTTTTCTTTGAGCTCCTTGTTCTCGTTTTCCAGTCCGGGGACCTCGCCTGCGGCTTTTTCAAGGGCATCAATCTCCCTGAGTACCGCAGCGTCATCCACGCAATCCTTGAAGCGCGGACGCTTTTTAAATTCTTCCAAATTCATTTGAATGTCGTTTAATGGCTTTTCGAGCCGGTTATTGAATATGTTGTATATCTGTTCCGGGGTGCTGTCTGCCGGAACCGGGTCGGCATCGTAGATACCGTCCACAATGCCAAGCGAGAGTGCTTCCCCGGCGGTCAGCCAATGGTCGTTGTCATCAAAATAGGTGGACTTGATATGCTCCTTGCCGGTTTTCAGCCGGGCCGCAAGCATATCGGCAAGACTATCCTCAAGCATCTGCATCTCATCGATACATTTGCGCAGCTCTGTCTTGTTGCCGTAGCAACCGCCACTGACACTGTGCAGCATGAGTCGGGCATATTTGCTCATCATGACAGGCTTCCCGCAGAGCGCAAGGATGCCCGCCATGCTCGCCGCCACGCCGTCTATATAAATATGTATATCTGCGCGACTGCCTTTCAGGACATTGAATAAGGCTATGCCGCTATAAACATCGCCGCCGATGGAGTTTATGCGCACATCAATCCGGGCACCGGAATTTTCAGCAACCTTCAGCTCGGCAGCGATATGGGCGCTTTTAATATCCCCGCAGTCACCAATCTCCCCATAAAGGAAAATGGTCACGTTCCCGTCCTGGGAGGTATGTATATTGAAGTATCTGTTCATTGTCACTGTCTTTGGGGCGTTCCGCCCGCGGTTTATGGTGCAAAATTGCTATAAAACAATGGGGTATAAAAACGGCGGTTTTATCATACAACTTTATGGCCGCATGATAACGCCGTAAAGTTGTATCATGCGGAGCCTCTTTCGCCAACTCCCTTTTTTATAGCAATTTTGCATCATAAAAATCAGGATTATGGCAGATTTGACGAACGCCCAGAAAAAGGAATGGGCAAAAACATTATACCTCCGTGAGAACCTCACCCAGCAGGAGATTGCCGACCGTGTCGGATGCTCCCGCGTCACTGTGTCAAACTGGGTACGGACCGGCAAATGGGAGGAACAGAAGGTGGGTATCACCTTGACAAGGCAGGAACAGGTCGGAAACCTCTACCGACAAGTGGCGGAAATAAACCGCTCCATCGCCGATCGCCCGGAAGGGGAACGTTTCGCCACATCCAAGGAGGCCGATATACTCGGCAAACTCGCGGCGGCAATCTCGAAGATGGAACAGGAAATAGGCATTGCCGACACGATAAGCGTGCTGACCGCCTTCATCGAGTGGCTGCGTCCGCTGGATCTCGAAAAGGCAAAGGAAATAACACGTTTTGCGGACGCTTACATAAAGGACAAGCTATGAAACAGGTTGACAAAATAGCTCTCCAGGAGTGGGAAAAGTTCAAGAAGGACATAGCGCGTTCTACCCCGGTTGACAAAACCATGACCCATGCCGAACGTGAGAAGCACCGCATATACCTTGAAGCGCATCCTGTCGAATGGATCAAATTTTTCTGCGCGCATTACGTGAAAAGCGAGTTCGCCGGATTCCATAAAAGGGCCATCAGGCGCATCATCGCAAACGACGAATGGTTCGAGGTGCTGTCATGGAGCCGTGAGCTGGCGAAATCGACCATCACCATGTGCATTATCCTGTATCTGGTACTGACCGGGCGCAAGCATAACGTCATCCTGACTTCCAACTCCAATGATAATGCGGTCAGACTGCTTGCTCCATACCGTGCCATGCTCGAAGCCAACGGACGCATTATCGCGTATTACGGCGCACAAATGACTCCGGGGGCATGGGCTGAGGACGAGTTCCTGACAAAAGGGGGCGTGGCCTTCCGCGCCCTTGGAGCCGGTCAGTCGCCACGTGGTTCCCGAAATGAGGCAATAAGGCCGGATGTGCTGCTCGTGGATGATTTCGACACCGACGAGGACTGCAAGAACCCGGACATCATACAGAAACGGTGGGAATGGTGGGAAAATGCCCTCTACCCTACCCGCTCCATTTCCACGCCCACATTGATTGTCTTCTGTGGAAATATTATCGCAAAGGACTGCTGTGTGGTACGCGCCGGTGCCATGGCCGACCACTGGGACATCGTGAACATACGCGACAAGGATGGGAACTCCACTTGGCCGGAGAAAAACTCGGAAGAGTCTATCGACCGAGCCCTCTCTAAAATAACCACCAGGGCAGCCCAAGGAGAGTATTTCAATAACCCGATATCTGCCGGGGAAGTGTTCGAGACGGTCACTTATGGCAAGGTACCGCCCCTTAAAAAATTCAAGTTCCTTGTTGCATACGGGGACCCGTCCCCCGGCGAAAGCAAGGCGAAGAAGGGCAAATCATTCAAGGCGGTAATGCTGCTCGGGAAACTCGACGGCAAACTGTATGTCATCAAATCACGGCTGGCCAAATCGCTCAATGCGGAATTTATCAACTGGTATGTGCAGATGCTTGAGTTCGTCGGAGGTACTCTCCCGGTCTATTGTTACATGGAGAACAACAAGCTGCAGGACCCGTTTTTTCAGCAGGTGTTCCGGCCGCTTGTGGCCAAGGTCAGGAAAGAGCGGGGCATACAACTGTATATCCGGCCGGACGAACGTAAAAAGACGGACAAAGCCACCCGCATAGAAGCCAACCTGGAACCGATGAACCGGGAAGGCCATTTAATCCTGAACGAGGCCGAACGTGACAACCCGCACATGAAGGAGCTTGAGGACCAGTTCCGGCTCTTCACCATGACATTGCGCTACCCCGCCGACGGTCCCGATGCCGTCGAAGGCGGCAACCGCATATTGGACGAGATCATGCACAAGGTGGAAACACCGGTAACCCGATCCCGGGCAGAAATAAGCCGGCGCAACAAACGAAGATTATAACCTGCAAATTCCGAATATGAGCCAATTCGTACAACTTTCAGACTATGACGCGTCCATACACCGAGAGATACTGGACGCGCTGACACGGGACGATGATACCCTCGTGGAGATTTGCGAGGACAGGGCGATAGCCGAGATGCGCTGCTACCTGTCGAAACGCTATGACTGCGACCGTATCTTCTCCGCTTCCGGAAACGACCGCCACCAGCTTGTGCTGATGATGGTACTCGACATTGCCGTATATCATATTTTCTGCATCCACAACCCGCAAAAACTGTCACAGATACGCAAGGACCGCTACGAGCGCGCGGTGGAATGGATGAAGGCGGTGGCACGCGAGGATATATCCATAGAAGGGGCGCCGATGCTACCGGAAGAGGAACGTATGTCCGGGACGTCATTCCGCATACGAAGCAACCCTAAACGAGTCAGTCACATGTAATAATTACCATTATGAGCAAACGAAAAAAGAATCCAGCAAACCGGCCGGGAATAATAACCTCCGGGGGCAACATACCGCGTCCGGGGCAGTCACGCCCGAATGTCATCATGCTGACACAACCGAAACGGTTCGGCATAGACATCGCGGACTATACCACGGCGATCAGGGCGGCCGAAAACGTGGATTTTCCACGACGTTACAAATTATATGACCTTTATGCGGATATCCTCATGGACTCGCACCTGTCCTGCGTCATCGAGAAACGCCGGAATGCAGTACTATGCTCGGACATAGAGTTCCGACGCGACGGCAAGCCGGATGACAGGGTCAACGAACAGATACGCTCCCCCTGGTTCTCACGGCTGGTGAGCGATATCATCGATGCCCGGTTCTGGGGATTCACGCTCTGCCAGTTCTTTAAGGAGGGCGAGTGGATAGACTATAATCTGGTACCGCGCAAGCATGCCGACCCTGTACGCCGTATCATACTGCGCCACCAGACCGACATCACCGGCGTTGCATGGGACGAATACCCCGACCTGCTTTTCGTAGGGCGTCCGGACGATCTTGGCTTGCTTGCCAAAGCTGCGCCATGGGTGATATACAAACGGAACACCACCGGGGACTGGTCACAGTTCTCGGAGATATTCGGCATGCCCATACAGGAATACACCTACGATACCGACGATGAAGGAAGCCGGGAACGCGCCATATCCGATGCGGCCAATGTGGGAAGCCTCGCCACGTTCGTACATGGCAAGGACACATCACTCAACCTCATAGAGGCCGGGAACAAAACCGGTTCAGCAGATGTTTATGAGAGACTGTGCGAGCGCTGCAACAACGAGATTTCAAAACTCATACTCGGCAACACGCTCACCACGGAGTCATCCGACACCGGGACACAGGCGCTCGGCACCGTACATAAGAAGGGAGAGGACAAAATCGCCCAGGCCGACCGGCTGTATGTCCTCGACGTGCTCAACTATGATGCCGCCGACATACTGGCGCGAATGGGTATCGATACCACCGGGGGAGAGTTCTGCTTCCCGGAAAAGAAGGATCTGGACCCGACATCAAAAATCAACATCCTGACACAACTCCGCACCGGCTTCAACCTGCCTGTGGACGATGATTATCTCTATGAGGAGTTCGGTATCAGCAAGCCGGCAAACTATGAGCAGATAAAACGTGACGAGGAGGAACGGCGTGCCATGGAAGCGGAAGAGGCAAAACGGACCGTGGAACAGATACCGCAGAAAGACAATGATACCGATGATCTGGAAGATGCGCATCCGGAAAATGACAAAAACACACACGAACCTACGGATAAACAAAAAAAGACCTTTAAGAACTGGCTGAAAAGTTTTTTCGCCAAAGCCCCGTGGAACACCGGGGCAGCTTTAGAATGGTAGTCGATGGCCTGTATTATGACAAGGACCCGGATGTTGCTTCTTCGTTTGACTTTTCGGACGAGATGCTGCGCCGCGCCTTGCTGAATATTTACGCCAAGGACTTCCATCCGGCATCCGACATTGAGGTCACGCTTTTTAATGAGATTTGGGCGACCATGGATAAGGCGGTTAAAAACGCTTTCGGAAATGTACCTCCTTCTGATCCTGACGCTGACTTCATAGAGGCTCTACGTCGGAATAACGCTGTGTTCTCAGCCTTCAAGGTGCACCGGGCGCAAAATGACATGGCACGGCTCTTATTGGATTCAAACGGCAATCTAAAGCCGTTTGAACAGTGGACGTCCGAAGTCATGCCTATCGCAAGCCACCAGTGCCGGATATGGCTCAAGACCGAATATGACACGGCGGTAATACGTGCCCACCAAGCTGCGGACTGGCGCCAGTTCATACGCGAGAAGGACATATTACCCAATTTGAAATGGGGGCCTTCCACCTCGATAACACCCGGAGAGGATCACCGCATATTCTGGGGGGTTGTGCGTCCCGTCGATGATGATTTCTGGAGCCATCACAGGCCGGGAGACCGTTGGAACTGCAAATGCACTTTGTCATCAACCGACGAGCCTGTGACCAGGGTTCCTGGCGAAGTTCCACCCTCATCCACGCCACAGAAAGGCCTGGAAAATAATCCGGGCAAAGATGCAAAACTTTTTTCCGACTCCCACCCGTATAAGACGGAGGCGCATGCCGGGGCTAAAAAAGCGGTTGACAAGCTACTGAAACGTCTGGAGGAAATGATGAAGGAAATGCCCGAGTATTTCACCAATGAGGAAAAGACCGCCATCGCCCGCAACAACTCGAGCTTGAAAAGGCTCTCGGAATAGCAAAGGGCAAACCTATGAGTGTAGAGGATGCCGACAAGCAGTCGGCAAACCCGAACTATGTGCCCGAATACATACTTGATCCGAAAGGGGCGTATAAAGACAAGGCAGGAAACCGCTTCAGCAAAAATCCAAATTATAAGGCTGGAGAACACAAACGCTTCAGCATAAACTGCCAGACATGTGCGCCTGCCTATGTGCTAAGACTGAGAGGATTCAAAGTCACCGCTAAAGGAAAAACGCCGAATACAAAAATGGAGTATCTTTCACGGCAGCACTCATTCGAGGCATGGAAGAACACTGACGGTACTCCGTGCAAACCGGTGCTCACCGCTGACTGGATGGAAGCAAAAGGCTACAAGCAAATGTCGGCCCAACGCTACGAGGAGTATTTTAAAGAGACGTGCAAAGAACCGGGCGTGTATATCCTGACTATCGGATGGAGAAACGGAGGCGGACATGCGACCATATTGCAAAAATTCAGTGACGGGTCACTGCACTACATCGAGCCGCAGGTCTATGACAAAAAATTAGGAGCGAAACGGCCTATTGAGGAATTATGCAAAAGCGGGGCGACAAAACCTATCGCAACAAGAGGTATATTGAGGGTTGATAACAAACTGTTCAACTCACACTTCATCGACATCTTCGAAAAATGAGTCCAGTATCTCCAGCGCAAAAGGACCGCTTATTTCAGTCAGTTCCCCATCCTTCAGGAGATAAACAGACGGAAAACCGGCATCGACATCATCCGGATAATGGTAATAATACGCCTGGGCACCCTGGAATTCTCCAAGATACTCCACATGCTCGCCATACATGGCCCTAAGCTCGGAGGCTGCATTCATTACCTGTGACGGGATGTTCATAGCTATAAGCAGTTTATGATTTGCAAAAGTAACATTATTTTTCTATTGCAACAACATTATGGATATAAAAGATTTCGCAAGACTGGTCAAGGCCAAACGGGCTGAGCTCGACACCCTCATGCGCCGGAATATGCCGGTGATTGCCGGACGTATGGCCAAAGACCATTTTCAGGACAATTTCCGCAAGGGAAGTTTCGTGAACGGCGGCCTCCACCCGTGGAAGCCGGCCAAAAGGCTGTCATCCGGCATCCCGGGAGCGGTCGCCAATTATGGCACGCTGCTGTCGGGACGCAACCACCTCTTCAGCTCCATCAAATACATGCCCGGGGATTACCAAGTGCGTGTCGCCAACGAAGTACGCTACGCCCCGCTGCACAACTGGGGCGGTGTGGCCAACCCGACCGTCACAGACCGCATGAGATGCTTCGCATGGGCGATGTTCTACAAATCTTCAGGGAAAACGAAAAAAGCCGACACGGGGCAAAAGAAACGCCAAAAACACGGTGCCGCAGCGCAACCTGAAAACGAGCAGGCGCAATTCTGGAAGCGGCTTGCGTTGACACGGAAAACCAAGCTGAAGGTGAAGATACCGCAGCGCCAGTTCCTGGGCGAAAGCATCGAACTGTCGGACAGCATAACAACCAGAACAGAAAATGAAATCCGTAAAATTCTAAACTCATAAAATCATGGAAGAAATACTCATCAACATCATGGAACGCATCGCCGGACGTATGCCGGAATTATCACTTATTGACGAGGACTATGGACAACTCGAAATGTCAGCGGAAGAGGACCACTATCCTGTCACCTTCCCCTGCGTCCTTATAGGCAATATCGATGCGGACTGGAGGGACCAGGGACTCGGGAGCCAGAAAGGTGCCGCACTCATAACGATACGCCTGGCGATGGACTGTTATGACGACACCTCGTTTGCATCGGGGACTTATGATCGGGTGAGGGAACGCCGGCAAATGGACCTTAAGTTGTACAAGGCTCTCAACCGTTTCAAGAGCGCCCAATGCGCCACCCCGCTTGTACGGGTAAAAAGCCGCGACTTCGCCCTCCCGGGCTACATCAAGGTGTTTGAAACGACATACGCCTTCACCATAAACGACAATACCGGGCAAAGCCTATAATTCCGGGAAGAGGGAGAGCTGGTCGTTGGTCAGGCGCGGCTTCTTGACTTTTGGGGGAGCCTGAATACGTTCAGCCTCCCCGGTGCGGATCTTATGCCGGATAATGGCCATTATACGTTCCTCGGAGATAAAGAACTCACGCTCCGAGAGGATTTTCAGCGCGTCATCAAAGCGCAGCCGCTGCCTCTCGGTCCAGTAATAGTAACGACGGCACAATGCCTCGTCACGTAGTTTTATCAGTTCTTTATCCCGTCCCTTTGCCATATTCCTATTCCAACTACAAAAATAATTGATTCCCATTTATTTTCAGTAAAAAAGCACCGAAATCATTATAACTCCGGTGCTCTCTGTTTACAGTGTTTACAAATATCGGTTACAAACGGCAAAAACTCGGTTCTATCCGTATCCATACGCCGTTATCTGGATTACGCCGGTGGAAGTAATAATTGGTTGCATTGCGCTGCACCACATTGGCTTCCTTGAAAAGGCGCATGATGTCTGCATATTCCTCGTCAAACTTATCTTCCAGTTCATACAGTTTACTGATGCTCTTATAATCCAAATCACCCACCTTGTTACGTTCAAGCAGGGTCATCGCCATTTGATACATGGGGTCATCGGCACCTTTCTCGCTATTCTGCATATAACGCTTCAGGTAGTCAATCAGACGCTCGGCAGCCATGTCGGCTCGTTCATCGAAGCCCTTCACCTTGTTGCTTTTCACCTCCAGGCGGAAGTCACCGTCCGTGATGGTGTAGCTGCGCTGTTCGTCGCTTTTCACCTGGCCGTATTCCTTCATCACCTTGGTAAAGGCATCGGCTTCTTTTTCCAGCCATCCGCGGAACCCGGTCACGGCATTCACCATTTCAAGGACGTTGGTCTTTACTTCGTGCATAAACTCACCGCGTAATGCCTCGTAAGTTTCACGACGGGCGATGCGGTCTTCTTTCTCTTCTTGCTGCAGCTGGGCCATGAGGGCTGCTCGCTGTTCTTTACTCAGGGACTTGATGTCCACACTTGGGTTGTTCTTTTCCATGTTTAAATCATTTTTGAATGTTCATTACTTGTTTTTATTCTTCCTCGTTATCCTGCGATTCCGGTTCTTCGTCTATCAGCATGGCTTCACCGTTGGCATACGCCCAGTCGGCCAGCTCGTTGAAAAACTCTGCCGCATCCTCGTTCTCCAAATCGGATGTCGTAAGGATCACGTCTTTTCTTATGCGCTCAAGCGCTTCATGTGCTTTTTTATCCATATCATTCTATTTATCGGTTAAACCTCCTTTTCGTTGAATCGCCCGCAGTTTAACGGCCAGTTGTTCCAGCTCAACTGTACTAATCTGAATAAAGGGCTTGCCGGCTATACGGGGATTGTTGCAGAATTCGTTCACCCGGTTCCAGTCGGTGGTGTCTATGCCCAACTGTTGCATCAGCTTCAGACATACGCTGCGTTTCCGCCGCAGTTCCTCGCGAAGTTTCTGCCGCCATTCATCCTGCCCGGTTAGTTTCTCCAAGGCACAGCAGCAGGCTTCATATTCCTTGGATGTCATTTCACGGAGGCTTTCCGTACGGTCCCACGTGTACTGCAGAACGATTTGCTTCTTTAGCCCTTCCCGGTCTCCTGTACAGGGCAGCTTGTTGAACAATGCGTAGAACCGGGCGAAATTGGTTACTTCCTGTGCCATAACTATTCGTCTATAAAATTAAACTCTCCATAAAGCAACATTACCGGTTCGTTAACCCCCATGACCCAAACACCTCTTGTACTACTTTTTCCGGCTGGAGCATCTATCACGTTGTGAATACTGTTTGGTGTCAGATCCTTAAATTGGGCACCAACAGCAGTACACCTTATCACTCTAATCTTTCCTTTTTTGACAAGTTTGGGACATGAATTGGCTTTATGTGCAAACTTCTCAGGAATATCAATTGTCCCTAAATGGTAAGAACGCCCCTCAATACCGCATTGACTACACTTGTATATGTCATAGTTTCCTTTACGACCTGAAATTGTAACGAGATTCTGCTTCTCCCATTTATGCCCGCCTTCTGATAAACTTTGGTGTATCATAGCCTTTAACTTTATTCAAACAATACTTTAATACCACACGAACTGGCCACATCAAGTTCCAGCTTCGCGCCTTTGCTCAGTTCCCAGCCTTGCAGCATATAGATATAATCGCATCCCAGCAACAGGGCGATGTCCGCCCTCATGTGTTCCCTCCAATGGGCTTCGTCCGGAAGCCCGTTCTTAAACGGGTTCACCGGTTCATAGCCTTTCAAACTCAAATAACGCTCCGCATTAGCAAAAGTGCCTTTGCGTTCGTCAATGTTGTAGTGGGCTATCGCCCCACTGACATACACCCTTTTTTTCACTTTTTCTTCCATCATTTCAAATCTTTAATGTTTATTTTACAGGATGGATGCCACACCTGAATATTCCGGGCAAACATCACATCCTTTGTTTCTATCACCACGTGTCCCTTGGTCTTGGCTTTCCGCAACCTCACATCGCTTTCGATATTCCGTTCTGCCCAATCTTCCACAACCGAAACTGCTTCATCCCTGGGCAAAAGCAACTGGAACAACTTATTCTCCCATTCCATCCCAATAGCCCCCCACTTTGTCATCCTTTAACGTTTTGGAAGCCCCTTCTTCCCATATCACATAAGGCTCGCTTGGACACTCCATGAAACGGCTCTTGCACCACGCCTTGAAGCAGCTCACCATGATTTTCACGTCGGCGTCGTACTCCACCTTCCGGGCAGTCCTTCCAGCCGGATGCATCCCTTCAGCATGGCTGATGAATATAAACAGCTTTTTCGGGTGCCGTTCTTTGAATTCCTTGTATGCAGGATAGCTCAATCCGCTGTACTGGAAACTATCTATGATGATGACGCCGGGGCTTCCCCTGCGTTTCAACCGCTCCTCCAACTGTTCCATCGACTCACGATCAAGGATAATCAATTTCTTGCGTACCTCCTCCATCTTGTGCCGCTTTAGCGACATCTGGAAGGATAGCCCTGTGCTCTCCTCAAGACTATCGTATATCACACGGCCGAAACCGCACAGGTACTTGGCCAGCTGCATCACAAAGCTGCTCTTACCGTTTCCGCTGGCTCCCCAGATAATCCACACGCCACTCTTGGCAGGGTTGCCTATTGAGGCTTGCCAGTCCCCGGAAAACTCAAACCGGGGAATCTTCATGTTCAGCACCTCACCGGGACTGTAAGCTCTCTTCAGTTTCATGATGACCTCCTTTTAATTCTGCAATAAGTGCATCTGCAAAAACAACTGCTGCCCGGCTTATATTACACGGTATTCCTCTTCTTCCATCTAATTGTGCGCCCTCATATAATACCTGAGCATAAAATTCATCATTAGACATTATCGCAACAAGAGATTCTTTCGCAATCTCATACCTGCGCTGCTCCCAATCTATCGCATTCGCTTTTCTCATCTCGCGATGAATACCGATAACAGCATCCATCGCTTGTATTTCTATCTTGCTCATCATGCCTGCACCCTCCTTAACTTTTCGATTTCGGTATAAACGCGACGCAAGCCGCCTCCGGTAGCGTGAACAATCCGGGCAATATCACTTCCAGCAGGGGCATTGACCTTGGCCACGATAGCGGCCTGCGCCTTCAGGAATTTCTCGCGTTCCTGAGCATCGTCCGGTGTCACCTTGCTGTAGGAATCTCCGTAACGGCTCAGCATTTCGGTATAGCCAACCTTCTTGCCTTCGATGGCGCGGTTAATTTTTTCTTTCAGTCCATCGGCACCCATCATATACCAGGCGCAGCAGCGCTCGGTAGCATTCCACAGAGCCTTCAGTTCCAAAAAGGCTTCATACTGCAGGTCGCCGGCTTCGTCCAGGATAACCAGGGGCGTATCAATCGTGCGCAGGTAGGCAACCAGGTCCTCATACACGTCGCTGTAGCGTCCGTTGCTGGTCACACCGAATTCCTTGGCAATATAGCGTATCAGCTTCAACTTGGTCTTTACCTGGCTACAGTCCACATATACGGCGTGTTTGTGCTGCTTCACGTAAACTTTAGCGGTAAAGGTCTTACCGATGTTAGGCATATCGCACAGGATGGCGCTCAGCCCGCTTCCCTGACATACTTCCAGCTGCTTGCTCACAAACACGTAGGTCGGGGTTTGGGCTGCCAGCCAGGGCATTTCTGTACGCAGTTGCACGCCCAGTCTTCGGGCTATGCCTATCCAGTTGGCATCACTGACCTGCTTTTCATAATTGCCCCGCTTGATGGTATTGTAAACGCTGGGGGCTATGCCCAGTACCGTTGCATGGCGGTTGTCACTGGGATAATTTTCACGATCGGCGGCTATCGCTGCCACAATCCGCCCTTTTACTTCATTTGTTATTTCCATTTGAATGCTATTTTAAGTTCGTTCTAACGTCGTTAATTATATCTTGGCTACTGCATCATGCTCAAAGGCACCGATGTCCATATAGGCTGAGTAATCTTCTTCCTCGGCTTGGGTAGGAAAGGGAACGGCTTCCGCTTGTACCTCTGTTATCAGCTTCGCTTCCTCCTTGGCAAGGATGCCCACACGCTTGATTTTGCCGTCTTTCATCATCTTGTCGAACTTGGCTACATACTTGGCTTGTTCGGTATAGGCTGCCTTGTCTGTTTCGGTCTGCTCGGCTGTATTCTCATTGTAGCGGGCTACGGCCTTGCAGGTGGCGATGTATCGTCCGTTCTGGTAGATATATACCTCATTGATGGTTCCATCGGCATCGGGCAGATAATAGGCATCTACCTTGTAGTTTCTCGGCTCCAGCTTTTCGATGATTTCCGGGCCGGGTAGTCCGTATTGGTTGTACATCACCGTGCAGTAGGTGTTCTGCCGGATAGCCGTTTCGGTATGCTGTCCGATGAACCGGTAAAGAACGGCCTTGTCCCAAGGGGCAAGGTTCGGGTTCTGATGGGCGCAAAGCACATCCCAACGGCTCATGCCCGGATAGCGTTTCTGGTTGGGGTGAGGCTGCGCGTTGAAGGTCTTGATGGCGCGTATATCATCGGCCACCAGTTCCTCATAGCTGTAGGACCTCACCTTGTAGGTATTGTTCTTTTCGTCATACACCTTCTCTTCCTTCGGGCGGTTGGCTTCCAGTTTGGCGTACCATCGGCCGATACCTACCTGCGTGCGTTTCTCCACACCGTACTTCTTTTCGCGGTTCTTGTGCTCGGCGCGTTTTTCCCTGGAGTTTCCGGGATTACACCAGCGGATCAAGGGGAATACAGTACCGGCTTGCATCAGTCCGTCGGCAAAGTCGCTTACCAGATGGTGTTCCACTTCCAGCTCGGCTGGGATATACATCCCGTTCCGGTCCAGAGTCTGGAACATGTTGCGCATGCAGTCCAAAAACAACTCGGTGGTCTTGTACCGGTTGTAGGCATATCCCACTACAGCACCGCTCACCACATCGTAGGCATAATAGGCTTTTACACGGTTGCCATCCTTCATCGGGCGCGGCAGGTCGCGGTCGTCAAGCGAAACCTTACTCAAGGCATATTCACCGATGCTGCGCAGATGATAAGGACGGTAGGCGTTGTTGAAGTCCCACTGGCTCATGTGCAGCTTACCGCGAAGAGCCTTGTTCTTGGGGTTGTTCAGATAGTTGGCTACCGTGGCCGGACTCAACACCAGCGGATTTCCATCCTTGTCGGTAAAGTCTGCCGGATTCAACACCTCGCCGGTCTCGGGGTCATATAGCTCCAGTTCACCCTGCACAAATAGATTGTACTGCTCCCATACGGTGGTATTAAAGGGCTGCTCCGGTTGGGCATCGATGCTCAGCAATAAGCGTTCAATGCCGTAGGTCACTTTCCGGCGGTTCTGGTTCATGAACTTGCGGCTGATAAGGCTTTCATAGCCGTTAGCCTTAAAGTCATTCACACGCTTCTTGAAGCGGTTTGAACTCACGGGCAAGGTATGCCCGAACTCCACCTGATAGTAGCTGATGGCCCCGGCCAGCTCGCCCCAGTTCACCGGGCCTGCCTTCATAGCCTTACGCATAAAGGTGGCATCCTCCATGGCTCGCATCACTGCCTCAATCACCGAAGCGTTCACCGTATATTCCTGGATGTGTTCCGGTGGCAAAGCATCACCGTTTTCAAAGCGGAACCGGGTGTAATATTCACGGGCTTTCGCATCGATGTGGTAATGACTTCCGAGCCAGTTTTTTATAACATCTTCTTTCATATCTCCGTATTTAAGTTTTATCCTTTCCTGAAACCGTAGTGGCATGGTCGCTATCTCTACCAGTGCATAACTTCCAAGCCCCTTGCCGGGTCGCACTACGTTGATTTCTTTCTTGGCCGCTAATTTCTTGTAATTGGGAACCGACAGGATAGGAGCAAGTTCTTCTTCGGAAAGAGTGGAAGGATGAACGCCTTTCAGCGTGCGGCTTCTGCTGTAGTCTGCCTTCCCGTTCACCATCACCGGTCGGTCATCGTAAGTCAGGTCATTGTAGGATATGCACAATATCTTTCCATAATACTCCATTTCATTTCTATTTATAAGGCGGCTGCCATTTGTTGGGTCTCGTGCTGTAGCTGCATGAAATCCGATACAAATTCACATTGGTAGGTTTCGGTCTGTTTTCCATCCACGTACACATCCACATCATTGGTCTTTCTGTGGACCACGAGTTTTACACGGGAACTGAAAGTGCAGGTAATGGTCTTCTCGCACTCCTCGAAGGTGGTTTCGCAGTTCGGAATGAATCTACCGTCAGTCAGCTTGCCGCCTCGCTTCAAGGCGAGGGTGCGTATCTGTCGGGCCTGGTCACTGTCCCGAACAAAATTCAATGCCTGCCACACAGCCTGACGGCTGCAACCGAAAGCCTTCATCAGGAAGGTCTTTGTTTCATTATCTGTCAAAATCTGCTTTCTCATATCATCTACTTTTTAATCGTTTTCCAAATCTCCTGTCAGTATTTCATGAAGGCGTGTCCCTTTCTGTAGTTCCTCGACCAGCACCTGCATTGCTTCCTCACACACACAGCTCACATTCTCTATCACCCGGTAGGTATCCGAGTTGCTTATCTCATCCTCCGTCATAAACTGTCCGGCCAGCTGCATCGTCTGGTCAGCAATATTCTGCGTATGTGCCGCACTGCCTATCATCGTGCGCAGCTTCTGTTTGAACAGACTCTCTGCCGTTCTCGGATTGAAATTCTTTGCCATAACTCTAAATTTTAAAAGTTAATATCGTGGGCGGTAGCGGACTCGAACCGCTGACCATGGCTTCTATGGATAAGTTTCGCTTGTTCTACCTGCTGAACTAACCGCCCTTGCCCGTCTTTCCGGGCTGCCAGTTATCCGGCAATCTATTTGCCTTGTTCTTCTATCATCGAAAGGACAACCTTCCTGTCTTCATCCCAAAGCGGAAGCCCTAATTCGATAGTCCGTTTCACCACTTCCACCTCACCGGCCAGCCTTACCGCTTCTTTGCGGAAATCAGTATCGTCATACGCATGCGCCTTGCCAATCAGGAAGTCGGTCAGGTTGTTGATAACTTCCTTTTGACGTTCACATTTCATTTCATAGTTCAACACTCGTACATGAACATCGTTGATAATCCGGCTGTCCCCATGTTTCTTGAAGTCTTTGCAGAACTCGTCCTTGTTCATCGAGGTGTTCAGATAAACCGCATGGATGTAATCAAAATCCTCTGCTGTAGGGGTTATTCCCGTCCGTTCCATAAATTCTTTCTGTGTCATAATCTCACTTATTTAAATTCGTTTATAATCGGTTTCAAACTCACGCCGTAGCAACTCATCAAGCGGCGGATAAGGTTCTTCACATAAAAATCGGGTGCGGAAAACACAATCCCGGTCTCTTCTGTGTATCTGAAGCTGATACCGTCCATCATTAATATGTAAGCGACTTTGTGCTTCACGCTCTGCGTCTGCCACTCTTTTATTTCTTCGTTCATTAACTTTAATCCTTAAAATTCGCTAATCATACGCCTTTTTTGTATATTTGGCGCGCTGTTTACATCTTAAACACGCAGCAAAGATAATACGCTTTTGCGAATAAACAAAGCAAATGCGAATATTTTATTCTCATTTGAGTATAAAAATAAGATTATGACTATAAACGAACGCTTTGAAGTAATTATAAAAGTCCTATTCGGGGGCAATAAACGCGCTTTTGCCTTACATATAGGTGTTAGCCCAACAGTTGTTGAAAATGTAGTTGGAACAAGAAAGGGAAAACCATCTTTTGACTTCCTTGAAAAAGTGTGCGCAAATGCGAATATCTCCGCAGAATGGCTTTTAATGGGAAAAGGAGAAATGTTTATGGATATGTTTGAATTCAGAAAGTCCATGACATGTCACTCGGATCCGACTTTTTACGAAGATAAACTGAAAGAAATTCCTACCGATAAAAACGAGCCAATAGCTCACTTAACAACATCACCAAATGAAGGAATACCTGTTATCCCACTTAGTGCCATGGCCGGTGCCTTTACCGATGAAACATCCGTCATGGAGTACGAGTGTGAGCGATATGTCATACCGGCATTCAAGGGAGCAGACTTCCTCATCCAAATCAAAGGGGATTCTATGCAGCCTACCTACTACTCAGGCGACCTCGTGGCGTGCCAACGCATGCCGCTTAACGACATCTTCTTTCAATGGAATAAAGCTTATGTCCTCGATACCGTTCAGGGACCGCTTATTAAGCGCATCATGCCTGGATCCGACGCAGACCATGTGTTAATCGTATCCGACAATACTAATTACCCGCCATTCGAGTTGCATAAGAATCAACTCAATGGCGTGGCCCTGGTTCGTGGACTTGTACGCTTGGAATAAACAACAGCGCTTCCCACAGGCACAAAAAGACGCACGCACACACTTTTCGAGGCGTTTTTAGGGTATCAGGCTACAAAAACAACTGCAATTCAAAGGCTTCGTGCTATATATATTAAGGTATATCAATAAAATAAGTGTCGTTTTTCCTATCTGAAAACATAGAAAAACGGCACTTATTTACATTTGATACATTCTTTCCTATTTCGGACGAACCATCAAAAAACCGAAAAAGTAACCCTAAAAGTAACCCTAAACTCATTAAGGTAGTAACCCTAAACAGTAACCGTAATAGTAACCCTAAACACAAAATTACCATCCGTACGGGCATAAAAAAGGGGAGCCATAAGCTCCCCAATCAGCATTCAAAGAAATAACGCCCACAAGCCTTTCCAACGACGTTATTATGTCGTTCAAACATTGCCCTTGCTACCGCCCGAAATGAGCGTAGATTGCTTAATTATAGCCTTTTTCGTGCATATTGTGCCATTACCAGACAGTCCGGCATGGAGCAGATAGTTTCTGGTCGCTCCCACCTGATCTGCCGTCAGAACCGTATAAACAGCCGATATACTGCTGAAATACCAGTCTTTCTGCTTCGTTCCATCTATTTTATGCAGCAAATGCACATGAATCACTTTTGCCATACCCATTTCTATTATGTTGCAAATATACCAAATAATACTTATTTGGAAGAATTTTAAGGCATCATATTTGAAAACAGGCACAAAAAAACGGCCACACAGCCGTTCTCACCATCATATAACCAAATCCATCAACCCAACCATAAAACGGGTACACAGCCGGAAATAAAGCCCTCCCAGGCCGTTTTTGCCCCATCTGCAAGCCCGATGTAAAGCAATTGCCCGAAGATCCGAAGAAAAGCCCCTCAAACGTAAAGCAGATGTAAGCCCATGTAAAGAGAAAAGCCGCTTCGAAATATTCAGCCCATTTTCCCGACCATATCTAAACCCTTTGGTTCTCAAAGCCTTTCGCCCATTTTCCCCGACCACTGAAAAAAACGCTTCGTTCTATGCCCCATAAAAACCGGAGGAGGAACAAAATTTATGGAATTTATCAACTGGCTGGCAAAAGAAAACAAATATATCGAAGATACTCCTGAAACGAAGGCCACTCTTGCATTCCGTCTGACTGGAATCTGTCCACCTCAAAATCCTGTGAAAAAAATTGAATGGAAAGCAAAAGCGACATATTTATTTTACATAATAAAAAATTTCTACCAGAAAGAAGATAGTAAAAGAGAGAAACTAGAGAAGTTCTTTTCCTGTAAGGACGACCAGTTTAAAAACGTGGCAAGCTTCTCTTCCTATGCAAAAAGAGGGGAAAAAACGACTAAAGATCCTTTTTTACTAAAAATTAGAGAGTTATATCCGAATATAGAAGAATAATTATCCTTTTAAATCGTTAGTCTAAAGTTCAGATTACCAAAGGAGAAGAAAACCCACTTAATCTGTATACGAACACAGAGGTTCAATAACCGATAGTAGTATTTTCTCCTTCCGATAACTTGTTTTAAGCTGAATTAAAACTAAAGTAATTCAAAAAGCAACCATCAAAACCAATATTCCAAGGTCAACCAAGAATATCACAAAATTGCCGCCAACGACTATAATCCAAACATAACATACCACATCAACAAGAGAACGTTTTAGTAACATGATACAATACTAAAACGTTTTTTTCATATAAAAGGAAAAAAGAGCCATATATTATGCCCCACCCGACCCCAATTCGGTTACACCTTCTTGCTATAACCACTTCCACAAGATTTTCATCTTCCAACACCCTGTCTAATTTCCAATCAATTAACTTCAAGCATTCTGCTATAACCGTTATAACGCTTCTTTCAATTGTTCTAACAATTTGATTATTAGGATATTAAATAAATTCTATAGACCTTTGCAGCGTTCAAACAACAATGAAGTATGAAACAAAGTATGAATACCCCGGAACTGCTGCAACTGATGGAGAAGAAGCAAAAGCTCCTTCTTAAAATAAGAGCAGCTATCACATTAGATCGTATGGATCTAGTGAAGGAGTTGTCGTATGAGTTTCAGGCTGTACTTGAAAAAGAAAATAACCTACATAATATAAACTATAAAAGAAAATAGTTTCATCTTATGAAATTATGAGTACAGAAAACCAAAGTCCTGTGACTGTATCAACAGAGCAGGCAACCGTTCAAGCAACGGGAATGGAGAGTATTAATAATGGTATGAAACCTCAGGGTAGTGCTACGCCTGACAGTGACAGTAGCGCAAAAGAGAAGGAACTGCGAGCACAACAACTTGCAAGTAGTGTGCAAATAGATGGGGAATCCCTCAAAGCTAAAATTTTTATGCAATTAAGTAATGGCGAGAAGGTAGGAGTTTTTGATTTCCATAGAGCCGGTGGGAAATTTGCATATCTTGATAAAAACCGGTCAATCGACATGAAACATGTGGAGTTTCTGTTTGGCTCCTTCAAGCGTGTCGGTATGCTGAACAGCATTAAGGTTGTAGCAGCCCGAAAACTGATAGAAGAAGGACATACTCTGAGAGATCGCACGGGCAACATGCTTACATTAGCCACTCCCAATATAGATATGTATTATTGCATTCTTGACGGGCAGCACAAAGCGGATGCGCTTGCTCTTTGGTTAGCCAGCGAAGAGACCAGAAACATTCCGTTGGATGCACGGATGGAACTGGTGAATATTCCTAAAAATTTTTCTGTAGGAGCATATATTGGAGAATATAATCTTGCCTGTAAGAAATGGAATCATCGTGATACCGAAACACTTCTGGTACAGACCTTTGAAAAAGAGGGCAGGACTGTTCTTTCCAGTATAGAAAAATGCGTGAATGAGGATAAGATGACCCAGCGTGCCGCGTGGAAAATTTACAAGATGATTGACGGCTATAGAAAACAGAAATTTGAGGATGCGCTGTTTTACAATAAACTGTCTGATGAACTTAGAGGTACGGATGCTGAAATAGAGCGTGGAGACAGAATACGCAGAGCCATCCAGGTAGCATGTAGAAATGAAGTACGGATGAAGAGGAACAGTGCCATCATTGATGCTGTCATTGCAGCTTATAATGCCGTTTCTGATGTACAGAAAGCTGAAACGATGGATCAACTGATGCTTTTTATCACTTCTTTGTCCGAACAGGTACTACTTGCTGCTATAAAAGCAGATTCTGTAAGCCAAAAAACGGAAGTAATAACCCAAGCATGGAAAAATTTTCAGAAGGAAATCAAAAAGGATGGCAAAAAGGAAGAGTACGAGGCTTTGGCTTTAAATGCGGAAGAGGAGTACGACAGGATGGTTTCCAGTGTAGCCTCACCCAAAAAATCATCCAATCTTGACAAAATCAAAAAAATTCTTTCATAAAACAACTTCCCCCATCTTCGTGGTGGGGGATCAACTATAATTTTAAATGATGAAAAATCAGAACAAAGAGTGTAATGGTGCATTATATTCAGGCGATGGAAAGGTATTTCTAAAGCTATTGAATCAAGAGTGCTGTTATTATGCTGTCGAAAACGGAATAGAGAGTATTTCGGATAATGCTTTTGCTACCCTCTCTTTTTCCAATAAGACCGAATTCTTGGATTTACCTGACTCGGTTACTAAATTAGGTTCAGGAGCTTTTCAAAGGATGGCTCTAAACTCAATAGCCATTCCTCCAAAGGTAACAGAAATACCGGAAAAGTTATTGTTCGGCTGTACCAATCTTGAACATGTACACCTGCCGGAAGGAGTGGAATGCATAAATCGGGAAGCGTTTTGGAAGTGCCCAAACCTAACCCGTATCACATTACCACATAGCTTGAAGGAAATCATAGGAAATCCTTTTGCCTATTCCGGTATAAGGGAAATTGACAACCTGTCTGAATATTTCAAAATCCAGGATGAATGTCTATATACGGCTGACGGTACACTGATTTTTAATTTTTCTAACAAACGGGAATTTGATGTGCCGTTCTGGGTTATGGAAATAGGCGGGAGTGCTTTTGAGGGGAATGTGTATATGGAGAAAATCAGTTTCCCCAGGTTAATTAAAATTGCCCCCAGAGCCTTCGCAAATTGTACTTCATTGACTACAATTTCTGTTCCCCAAAAGACAAAACATCGCTTTAACGTAGGAAAAAACAATTATAAACTGATAAAAGAACGTGATGATGAAAACATTAGATCAACTTAGGAGTGATGGATATATTCTCTGTCTCCCTCAAAGGACCAAACTTGATACCGGAATCATCAACAAACTACAGTGCCGGTTGAAGTGCCCTTTAGAGAGTAAGATAATACTTCATGTGGTATCTGCTTATGATTATCTGGTACGTGGTATTTCCATAGTCGATGATAACGGAGAACTTGTTACTTCCCTTGATGAGGTTCTGGAAAAGAAACTGGTTATTGCCGGGAAGGATCTTAACCTTTGGTATGCTTTACAACAATCTGCAATCAGGGATGAGGAGATTGGCATTGAAATGGTCTCCTATAGGTGCTTGAAATTCTGATATTGGTTAGCAAGCATAGGCGCCGGCTTGCTTGCTCATAATTGAACTTTCTAAAAACTTTTGGATAATGAGAAAACAAAAAATTCCCATTACAGCCCTTTCTATGCCTGAAAACATCCCGGGTATAGAGTATAAATGGCTTAGAAACAGGTGAATGTTGAGTTTTAATAATAAAATAACAATGAAAAAAATATGAGTAATAATACAAAAATCTCGTGGACTAGCATTTCTTGGAATATAATGACAGGTTGTACTCCGATAAGTGACGGATGTAATGATTGTTATGCGAAAGCTATGGTTAAACGACTACAAGCTATGGGACAAGCGAAGTATCAGAACGGTTTTACTCCGACCATACATCCCGAGTGTATGAACGAACCCTTTTGGTGGAAAGGCAACAAGCTTGTGTTCGTGGCAAGTATGGGTGATTTCTTCCATATAGAAATCCCGTTTGATTTCATTGACAAAGTAATGGAAGTTATCAACCAGTGTCCACAGCATACATTTCAGATTCTGACAAAACGGGCAGATAGAATGTATAAATATTTTTCAGTTCATACCATTCCTGAAAATGTCTGGCTCGGTGTTACTGTTGAGAATCAGAAGGTGAAAGATCGCATTGATTACCTGAAGAAACTGGATGCTCCGGTACGGTTCCTCAGTTGCGAGCCTTTGTTGGAAGACCTGGGAGCACTTGACTTGTCTGATATTGATTGGGTTATCGTTGGCGGTGAATCTGGTAATAGAGCCAGAAAGATGGAAAAGGACTGGATTTTGAATATTAAATCCCAATGTGACGTTTCCACAGGTACAGCTTTCTTTTTCAAGCAGTGGGGTACTTGGAGTGCTGACGGAGTGAAACGTAGTGCTAAAGAAAACGGGTGTCTTTTGGACGAAAAAGAATACCACGCTTATCCGACTCCAAGAAAGATAAAACCTTGACAATAAACAGTGGGGAAGCCTAAATATACAAATAACAAGGCTTCTCCACAAATAATCAAATTTAGGAATTTCAGAGCCATAATCCGCCCCAAATCGCTAAAACGCTCCTCTGTAACCTTATGAACCTTATTCCTGAAAATGATTTTAAAATTGAATAGCATATCCATTGAAGGTTCAGAATCTTCATTGGGTCGTCAGGAAAATACTGCTCCTGATGTTATCATCCAAAAAGTAAGTATAACTCCGGAAAAATTCAAAGATGATGTCGAAGCACTGGTAAAGTATATCGGTGAGGAACATTTCGTTTCCGGTCTCAACATTGAAGTTACATTGAGTGAACTTCTTGCCGTAATTCCAAGAAAACGTAGAAGATGCGAAGCGTATAACTCTTTGGTAAAATACCTGAGAGAAGAAAGAAACATAATATTAACCATAAAAAGCAATAAGAAGAATGTCAAAGATTTATAAGAAACAACCGCTTGATATAGTAGTCAGTGGTATAACGCTAAGATACAGCATGAAATATAACATTTGGGTAAATTGGGCTGGAACTCGTGCTTATCGGAAATATAATGATTCGTTCTGGAATCGTTTTTTACAGATCCATACTGATATAAACGGTTCAAAATTCCTGAATGTCAAACCCAAAACCGTTCAATTGGATGAAGCTGTTGCCGATGCTTATAACCCCATGCCTGATGACGGAAAGAAATATAAGTTGGTACATAATGACGGGAACTTGGGGAACTGTCAGGCCAATAACCTTGAATGGAAAGAGGTCAGGAAATATTCACCAACAGCCACTAAACGTAAACTGGATAACGGTTTGGAAGTGAAAGTTGATGGAACAATACTTGATAAGAAAAAAGCATTACCTATTGTGAAAGAAACAGGAAACAGTGATATGGATCAAATGACAGCGATAGATCCTTATGTACGTTATTATCGGAAAAACCCATGGGGAAGAACCGAGGAGAAACATGCCCATATAGATGACCTGATGGCTGCGGCAGAATATGTAGTGGATGGAGATAAATCTACAATGCAAAGACCGAGAGTGCTTCATAAGAACATGGATTATCTTGATTTCCATGCAGATAATCTTAAATGGGTGGAAGAAAGCAGTGCTGAGTATCAAGAGTACATAAAAAAGAAGCAGGATGATATAGATAAGTTGACCAAAGAACTTAACCGTAACAATCCATTTTTCCCGAAAGACTAATCAATGAACAATCAGGGTCGGTCGGAGACGAGAGTATGGAACGTAAGTGGAATGTATAACATAACTGGAAGACAAAAGTGTTATAAAAAAGTGTGCAAATCAGGTACAAATGCTTAAAGAATAACATTTTTGTAGTTTTTTTATAACATCCCTTCGGGTTATGTACCATACTCATACTTCGTATCTACTTCTGTCTCTGACCAACCCCAACATAAACTTTTAATTCCAGATAATGAAAAAGATAACATTAAATGTACCTGACGGAATAAAGTATCTGTCAGAATGGAAGGAGTTATGGAACCTTCTGCCTATGAACCAACACTATATCCTGAATAAAAGGATTTGTGGTTGTGGAGCTACTGAAGCCTATATCGGTTCAGACAGGAAAGTGATATTGGCCAGTCCCAGAAAACAGCTCATTTATAACAAGTATTCACAGCATCTCTCCGACAACCTCCATCTCTACCGTTATCAGGGAAACCGTGAGAAGTATTTTGAGAGCAAGTCTTATTCGGAAAAGGATGTCTTTGCTTTCAACGATGAACTAAGTAAATATATAAAATCAGGTGGGAAAAAGATCCTTACCACTTACGACTCACTCAGGAAGATAAAGGAAGTTCTGGTAGCTGATGGTGAAGACCTGGATGAATGGACTGTGGTAGTGGATGAGTTTCAAGCCATGTTCTATGATTGCCAGTTCAAGCCTACAACGGAATATGAGTTCGGGCAGATCCTGGGAGCTTTCAGTACTGTGGTCTATCTTTCAGCCACACCTTTCCTGGAATCCTACCTTGACATGACCCGACAATTCAAGGATATGACTTTCTATGAACTTTTATGGCCTGAAAGTATGATGCAGATTCCGAAAGTGGAGGTTATAAAATCCAAGAAGTCTGTCTTCAAACTATGTAGTGAGCTGATCGGCAAATACAGGGAAGGAAAAGGAAATAGTACTGTCGTGGATGGTAAGGAATTTGTAGCGAAGGAAGCTGTTTTCTATATCAATGATGTTTCCGTTATAAAGAATATCATAAAGAAAAATGGCTTGAAGGCGGACGAGGTAAACATAATCTGCTCTTCCAAATCAGAAAACATCAAGAAACTGAATGAATTATCCAGGGAGGTGGGAGAAAAGTTTATGATCGGTGATATTCCGGGTAAGGGAGAACCGCATAAGATGTTCACCTTCTGTACTTCCACCGTATATATAGGTGCTGATTTCTATTCCACCAACGCCTATTCCTATATCTTTGCCAATCCGCTGGTGAAAAGCATGACCGTGGATGTTTCAGTGGATTTACAACAGATAATAGGTAGACAGAGGCTTGATACAAATCCGTTCCGTAATACAGCCACTCTTTACTTTAATACCCGAAAATCAAAGGTTACGGAAGAGGAACTGGAGAACTCAATCAAGGAGAAGAAGGATAAGACAAAGAAGCAGATTGATAATTTTAATGCGGTTCCGAACAAGGATGAACAATTGCAGATGATGGAAAATACAATCAGGCAACAGGGACATAAGGAACACTATTGCTGTATTATCAAGGATGCGGATAATAATGTCAGAATTGTTGAGAATGAAATCCTTGAAATATCTGAAAGAAGAGCATGGGAAGTTACAAACCGGATCTATAACAATGATTTTTCCATGTACCGTGCTTTAAGGGTTGGTGCTGTCGTTACAAAATCCTCAGGAAGTGATGATCCTGAAGTACAGCGGATTTTCAAGGAGTGGAATCTGGATAATCAGTTCCCTAGAAAAGCCAGACTGTATTGTGACCTATATGATAATTTCCCTGAACTCTTGGAGGACTGTACTTTCATAGAGGGCAAATATAAGAAATATCATGACGCTCTTGGAAAAGAAGGATTTGAAGCGTTATGTTGGAGGGAAGACTATATCAGACAAGCTATCGAACCTACTCCTTTTGACAAGCTACCCAAGGATCAGATAGCAGTGAAACTGATAGATGCTTTGAAGACAGACAAGACTTATACCAAATCAGAAGTCAAGGATTTACTTCAAGGTATCTATAAGGAACTGAATATAACAGGAAAACCGAGTGCTTCTGATATATCCAAATACCTGACCTGCGAGGATAGGACTGTCAGGATGAAAGGTAAACTGACAGCGACTTTCAAGGTAACATCACACTTCAGAACAAAAATATCATTGTTCGGCAGGATTACAGACATCAATCACCCTGAAGAATATGATATAGATAAGGTATTGGATATAATCAAGACCGACAGCTATTATCATGTAGCCGGGAAAGTTGATGCGGTAAGGAAAGCCAAGACCAAGGAAGAAAAAGAGAAAGCCAAGATGAAACTTCCGGCTGTAACATGGAACGGAACTTTCAAGACGAAGAACAGAAGCGATTTGATTCACTATTCTTCATTCACCGCTCTGGATTTCGACCATATTCAGCCGGAGAAGATGGATGAGTTCGGAAAATGGTTACAAGGATTCTCATGTGTCTATGCCTATTACGTCACTCCAAGCGGTAAGGGTTATAAAGCGATTATTCTTCATGATAATTATGAGCCGCTTTACCATTATGACCTGTATAATCAGCTTTTGAAGTTGTTTGATTGCCCTGAGATAGATAAGAGTACAACGGATTTGGCCAGAGGTAATTTTTTAAGCTATGATCCGAACCTATGGAAAAATCCTGATCCTGAGCCTTTTCATTTTGTTCCTTCCACCTCTGAACCAATTATACCCGAAACTGTTACAGAAACCATAATAAAGGATGAAGCCGAAAATGAAATGATGACCGAAGATGATTCTTATGTAGCCAAATTCCTGAACACTCTGAGCAGACAAGTTGTTTCTGATGATAGTATAATTCGTATCCTTGGGAAAATCTGGACCGGAAAATCTTTAGCTAACGGAAGAAACAATACTGCGATGTCTTATGCTGGAGTTCTATGTAAGGCAGGAGTAGAGAAAGACAGAGCCAAATCATTCATCGAAAAGCTTATTCCGGATTTTGATATTACTGAAATAATTGAATACGCCTACTCTCATAATACTTTCGGATGTGAACGTAGAAGATACAAGTCAAGAAAGAAATAGCCAATAAAAAGAAAAGGAGACTGAACTTCAATGCTCGGTTTCCTTTTAATTCTTGATTGTTTACTTATCATGTCAAATAGCTAAAAATAATCTAACTATAAAAAATGTTTATATATCTATATTGATAAAGCACTTTCCTATTTAAAAAAAGAATTGCTCAATAACTTTTCTATATTTTTCTTAACACCTTGATATTCCTCTTCTTTTAATAAAGGTATATTACTCTCTATTTCAATTAGATGACAATTTGTCGCATCAAATTCATCATCTTTGTTAATACCCAATATAAGCTGAGAATCAACTGGTTTGTTCTTTATTATATAATTATTCATCTTCTTCATTGTTTCTGCATCAATAGAACTTTGACGTGGAGAATCTATGACAATTGGTGCAAATAGAGCCCTAGAATTCTCATTTATTATTTCTAGCATACTATAATTATAGGCTATAATACATCTAGGTGCAGCAGAACCAACACCCTTTACAACACCTGTAATTTTATTAGGCTTAGGATTAGAATTCGGTATAGAAAGTGCTATATATGCTTTATTGATAGAATTAGAAAATTTTTCCTCAATATTTTTTTGCTTTTCCTTATTATTTAATCGGCTTAATGATTCATTTAGACTATGTTCTAATAGTATTTTTTTATTCTTTTCCTCCATAAGTTTATTGCGTTGCATATCTATCACATCATGAAGTTTTTGATTTACTAAGGACTCGATTACGTCTTCAAACGAGTAATTTTCTCTTTTTATAGCCAGTAAATTTTGTATAGCTACTATTTTTTCTACAACAACTTGTGTTTTATTTTCCACTGCATCAATTTTTCTATTCAAATCATCCAAGTTGCTTTGGAGATTTAATCTTAAATCTTTAGATTGGTCTATATCTAGCAGCATTTCATATCTCCCCACTTCGCTATTTTCAACTTTTGATTGACAGATAGGACATATAAGAATATTTCGTTGTTGCAATGCAAACAAATAATCCTTTTCTATTTCCGATATATTATTATCTAATTGCTGTAATTGAAATTCGAGAGATATTTTTTGGTTATATAGCTCTGACAACTCGTTTAAGTGTTTTTTTTGAAGTTTTTTTAACTCTTCTGATTTTTCAACTAATTCTTTTTTTTCCGCATTAAATTTGTTTATATCGTAATTTATACTTCCTTTATCAAACTGTTTTTTTAATTGTCTGATAAATGTTTTTATCAGTTCAATAGAACGAGTACACTCTTTAATTTCTTTCTTTATCAGAATCAATCTATTTTTTGCATTGTTATAAGAGTCAGTATAAATGCCAGCATGATATAGTTGAGCTGTAGATTTTCCATTAGGTATACCAATTTTATAAAAAGAATTCCAAACAGAGTTCCATCCCCTATCTTGATCAATATAAAAAGGAGCAAATAAAAATCCTAATGGAATTACTCTCACATTATTCTCATTATCTAACATCTGGAATTCAATCCCCAATAATTCAGTTAATTTATCAGATACTTCCCATGAGTTTTTAGAACGAAATCTAAACGAACCATCACAATTATATAATATTATTTCATTACCAATGCGAAGTGATTGATATGTTATTCCATCTATTTTAAATTTTAATAAATATATAATATTAGCATCCAACCATCTTTGAGGCCAAACCTCAATTTCTGTACCTAATGAATAATATAATGATTTTATCAAGCTGGATTTACCTGATCCGTTTGCTCCTTTTATTATAACAACATGATAATCAAGATTTATTGTTAGTCCTCTCTTTTCTCTGTAAGAAAGAAATTGTATCTGAATAAACTTTATTTTTTTCATTACACTTTGTTCTTAGATATCGGATTAATAATTTAAGAGATGCACCTTTACTCATTATTGACTATATATAAAATTAATGCCTTTAAGTAATACTCACTATGTCTCATAAGATTAACATATTCCCTTGCAACCATATCATATATTTTACAACAATATTGATAAAGAGTTATATCATCTTCTATCTCAGTGGTTTTATAAACGCTTGATATATATTTAATCAGTTCCCTAATTTCATAATTTCTATAATCCATTAGATCGACCTGTATTTCTTTCCATGATCTTTGCAATTCCTTTATTGTTTTAAAACTAACCTTGTCGTTGTTAAGGATTCCAACAATACTTTCACAAGACTTTTTGAATGTTTCAAAATTATTTATCTCATTCAAATATATATCAAATCGTTTTTTAGTAAAACTTTTTTCACTAATTAAATCATCTGCGCTTGTTATATCCGTAGCATAACGAATTTTTCGTTCTATTTCATTATGTAGTGAATCATAAAATATTTTAGGCTTCAGATCTGGACTCAAATTACTTTCTTTTATAAAATCAGAGACTCGTCCAATCATGATTTCATTATGCCAATTATAGTGTAATTGATTTATAAAGAAGTGTAAATTATCGAGCTTGCTAATATTTACTTTCGGATCTTCTTTTTCTAATCTTTTCTTTATTGAGGCTTGAGTAGTACTTTTTAAATCATAAAAATGAATCAAATTTTGAGAAGTACTCCCTATTTTCAGCATACTGCTTGATAAATAATCATTGGTAACAAAATATATATTTCTGGTATAACTTATTATAGCGAAATGAGATAACAATTTCCATAAAATAGAATGTCCACCTTTTTCATACTTTGTCAATCGGTTAATAGTCCATTGATTATTATGGCTAGTTTTTATTTGATAAAAATCAACATTTTGCAAGTTTACCTCTCCATCTAAAACAACTATATCATCATGATAATCAAAAACAATAATATAGTCATTGCCAGATTTATGCAAGGTTAATAATTTGTCCATTCCCCAATCACATTGATAAGAGAAACCACCAGAAGCCCATGCCCCGCCTTTTTCTATAGGCTGATTCATTACTAGATTACTTAATGCATTCATTGATTACTTAACCTTATGATAAAACCTATGTTGCAAATATAGTCAAAATAAACAATTTACCTATCTTTAAGTAATACTTTCTATAATTAGTTTCTTTATGTACTAAAAAAGTTGTTATACTGAAAAGTATTACGACTTTAATAAAATATGAACTATATCCACCATTTCCAATTACTTATTCGTTCAGTTTATCCAATCCGATACAGTATCTCCCTTATAACCTTTTTCCCATACAAACCAGGCATAAGCAATAACATTCCCATTTGTCTGAGCTGCTGTAAAATCCCCACTTTTGGCTACAACAGCACGGGAAGAAAAAACGTGGATTTCCAGTGGGGATTGGTTGAAAGACTTCCAAGAATGTTAGTTGTAGCTATCACTTCCCCCTTGTTCCCTCATTGGACATTTCCAAAGTTTTCTCTATAAATAAATTCTCAAGTATTTTATAAAAATACATTGATAATAAAGCCAAGATGCTTTTCTGTCTGAACGAGCTGCCAAAGACCAATGACAAATCGAACGGATATTTCAGGAGGTTTCTTATCGTTCCCTTCAAAGTCCAGATACCCAAATCGGAAGTGGATCCGAAACTGGCTGAGAAGATTGTTTCTACAGAGTTACCCGGAATTATGAACTGGGTGCTTGAAGGTAGAAAACGGCTAATCACTCAATCCGGTTTTACTGAATCTTCATTATGCCAGATACAATTGGAGGAATACCGTTATGGCAGTGGAGTACGGAAAAAGGTGAATCTAATCCTGCCTGATGGATTTAAGTGATAAAATCTAAAAAGGGAGACTGAACTTTATTGCTCGGTCTCCTTATTCTTTTGCAATATAATTTCCAATGGAAAAGTGTCAGTCTATTAAATCAAGAAAGATATTTTTTGTATTCCTCCCTAAGCTGTTCTTGTATAGAAATAATTATATATTTCTGATTCTCAATTTCTTTTGAATAATCCTGTAAAACAAAAGCTTCTTCTTTCTGTAATAGTTCATACTCTGAAAGATTATTTTCCAGATCAAGTTTAGATACCTTTTCTTCTATTTTTAAGATTTCTGTAAGTTTGTCATTTATACGCTCCAATGATTCTGTAGCATGAAATTTTCTTTCAATCTCCTGAAAATCATAGTACAAATATAAAGGGTTAAGCCTACTTACTGATTCTTCAAATAGATTATTACATTTCATTATTAATTTTTGCAATGTAAGCCATGTAGTTTGATTGCTTGTGTCTATTCCCTTGATTGTGATTTGCATCATATTATATGTATCCAATGCTTCCTGATACCATGCTATCGCTTTTTCCACTACATCTGTTTTTCTTTTAAACACTTGCATTTTTAGTTCTCTTCTATGCTGATTATGAGCATTTAGCATATCAATAACTGATTTAATAGTCAATGTAGTAACAGAGCCAATAAAACCAGCGGATATTAATTCGGAAATATTCATTCTTATTTAATTGGAAAAGTATTATTAGAAAGAAACAAATCAGAATAACAATAAGTTCAACAAAGATGCCATTTATTATCTATGTACAGAAAGCCCTAAACAAACTGATTATTTTGATAGTGGTATAATCCGTATCCTTGGAACTATTTGGACTGGAAAATCTTTAGCCAACGGGAGGAACAATACTGCGATGTCTTATGCTGGGGTTCTATGTAAGGCAGGAGTAGAGAAAGGCAGAACCAAATCATTCATCGAAGAGTTTATTCCAGATTATGATATTACTGAAATAATTGAATATGCCTACTCTCATAATACTTTCGGATGTGAACGTAGGAGATATAAATCCAAACAGAAATAGCCAATAAAAGAGAAAGAGACTGAAATATACAATGTTCGGTCTCCCTTATTTTTTTATATAGATAAAATTATACTCCCAATACAATATTTGCATCAATATTCAACTTCCGACTTATTTCTCTCGCAACTTTCAAGGTTGGTTCACACTTCCCGGAAATATAATCACTGAGACGTGAAGGGCTGACACCTACTAATTTTGCAAGTGATTTCTGATTCAACCCCATTTCATACATACGAAGCTTAAGAACATCAACAAGTGAAGGTTCTCCTAAAGAAAAATGTTCTTCGGAATAATCGGCAACTAAATTAGACAGAAGTTCTAATTCTATGCTGTTCGGGTCATTCAAAGGAGTATCATCTTTCACCAATGGAAGAAGTTCCTCCACTCTTTTCACCGCCCATTCATACTGGGTTTGATTTTCTATCTTTGTCATACTACTAAATATTAGAGCAATCTATTTTATTATATTCTTTATGAGTACCAATAAAGCGAATATACACAAACTGAATGGTGAATTTGATCACTACTACCAAACGATAGTTGTTGCCTTTGATGTTGAAAACATAGTGTTGATTGCCTACATTATCAACGCTATTAAACGTTTTCTTAATATCGGCAAAGCAAGTCCACTTACTTCTTTTCACAATAGTAGTCCATTCTTGCAAGGCAACCCTTGAATCAGGATG